CAGCGTGTATGGAAGTCTGGATCAAACTGCCGAATGATGTTTGTACCTACTTCCTGCAGGAAGGGTCGGACGTCTTGTTCTTTATCCAGAACCACTCCGTAGGCTGCTTGATGTAGTCGGTACAGGGCGTTCATGTACCCGAACTGGGTAAATCCATGATTTCGCTGGAAGCGATCAGCAAGCTCACCCTTGCCACAACGAGCCCTCCCAAAGAGGACGATTACATCACGGATGTACACTTACCTCAACTCCTTCCTGCCTTTCTTCATCCTGAAACACCCAGTCCTCCGAACACAGCTCACACAGCGTTCCCCAGCCCGGCCAGCTATTAATCTTTGAGGAGTCTGGGGCCGCGGCCCATACGCGCTGCCAGAAGAGCCACATTGTGTCGTGGTCCTGCCGCTTTTTAGTTCTCTCAAGGAAGACCATCAGGGGTTCGAGCGGGTCTCCGTTTGTGCCTTGGGTCTCCTCGTGAAACTTGGACAACGGGACGCCTACGCTGCAGGCTATTTGCAGCAGGTCGGCCCAGTTTTCATCAAGGGTAGTCCACCAGTTTTGTGGAGTGTTAATGCTCATGCCTCTACTTTGATTCCTTGTCCAGCACAGGTGTGGTCTTGGATGGTGTAGTGCTTCTTCGGGTTCTTGTTCTCATGTAATTTCTTGAGCCTGCTGACGTGGGGTGTAAGACTTTCAATGAACTCAGCGTAGTTCGTTGGAAACTGACGGTCGTCTTCCAGATTGCCGGCAGCCTGGCAGTCCACCAGGATTGCGATACAGGCCAGAATGTGAGCCAGGTGAGGCAATCCACTTTTGGTGTCCAGTTCTTGACCGCTGTCCCAGAGTGCCAAGTGCCGCTGGGCTGCAGCGATGTAAGTAGAAGCTCGGGCACCCGCTGCTTTATAGTTTCCTCTGCCATACTGTAGCGCTCCATCCAGCAGTGCCAAGGACCCCAGAGCAGTAGCAGTTGCTGGCCACAAGTGCAAAGGTACCTTGTTGGCTCCAAAGTGTTCCTTCGGGTTTGTATCTTTTCCACACGGTTCTGAAGTGCCCATTATCCAGGTCTCCTTTGGTTACTACAATTTACATCTGATAGATGAGTCAGTCAATAGCTTTTGAGCGGGGGACTACCTACCGATTGCAGGTAGTCCCCCTTAGCAGTTCTCAGACTATTCGGCGGAATCTGATGATTCTGGTACTTTTCCAGACGTCACCAAGGAACTTACTTGGAATACCAAGAAACTTTTTTCCTTTGCTATTGTAGGAAATAGTTCCAGAGGCCCGGCCTTCAGGCAATGTTATCGTGGCAACGAGGGAGCCATACCCAAGAATGTGCACCATCAGAGCATCCCTACTTGAGTACCACTCCGCCGATGTTACTGATGGGAGGCACAGTGAATCAGGGAGCTGTATCCTGAAATGATTCCGAAAAGGAACCACTTCGCAGGAGATACATACCTGTTTGCTGGAAATCATCAGCTTTGCCAGGTTCTGGTCTGCTTCATCTCGGAACCGACTGCTGCCATCTCCAGCTCCAGTGACCAGGTGGTCCCGCTCGTGAACGAGAGTGGCCACGGCAACTTCCAGAACTTCCTGGTTGGTGCCTTTGAAGATCTGGGTGGACAGTCCGATAATTTTATCGACCGCCAGACCTAGAACTTCGTCCTGATGTTCCTCCAAGCAAAAGGTGCGGACCTCGTACTTGGTGATGTCTGGTATGTGAGCCTCCACAATAGCTACTGCTTCTTGGAGGAGCTCTTGATGCTTGGGCGGTAGGGATACCCACTGGATACGATCTGTTTTTGGAATCAGGTCTTCGGGAGTTTGAATTCCAGCAGCCAACAGAATCTTTTTGATCGCCCCTGGAAGTTCAGTTCCAACTACGCGGTATCCTAGTTCACGGGCTCGGAGTTCAGCATGGAAATCCTTTCCTGACAAGAGCGTTCCCTTGCACTGTCCAGGTGGGAATAACATTCTGAAACCAGCAGCCCAAAGTTTGAGCTCTTTCTCAGTCAAGTCTACAGCGTCGTATTCGGTGGCCTTGAACAAGTCCTCTTCGCTTCCGTGATTGTTGATGCTGTCAAGGAGGTCCCGGATCATGTCAACGTTGGCCATGTGTTTCAGGCCAAGGGCTATCGCGTGCTGATAGGTCCAGAGGTCCGAGATCAACCTTTCTTCGTCAAGAAGAGTGCTGTCTTTTGCGGGCCACAAGTCCACGTCGAATTTCCCGGACTTGCTAACCTGAGAGACCAGCATCCCGGAGACATAGAGGTGGGCGTTATCTCTATTACATCGGTAAGCACGCACAGTCTCTTTACCCATAACCCAGGTGTGTACAGGTGTACCCTCGAGAAGGTATTTGTCCAGATGCTCAGCTAAGCGCTCAATCTCTCCAGTTGAATCCAAGGGAAGTAGGGTGGTGGCCCCGGCTTCTGGGTTTGGGTAAGCTTCCTGAATGACGTGGTACCCCTCGGTTTCATCCACAAGGTGGTTTTGAATCAGTTCTCGAACAGCCTTGTAGGCCCAGTTGTCATCCCCCGGGATGGGCTTGTCCCAGTTCCTGGCAGCGTCTACAGTTCCAAGTACTCCAGACGGAATGTTGTTGACGTAGACCTCAATCACGTCCTGGCTGAGTTCAAGGTCTGCCCCAGACCGGACACGGTACTCAATCCGGTAGGGCCCTTGAGTGTCATAGCCAAGGATAGTAGGCGGGATACCTTTTCTGGTCAGGGCAATGGCAGCCAGCTTGGTTCCGGATCCGAATTTTCCCACCTTGGTGGTGTCCTGGGTCTTGGTACTAGCACCATACACAAGGAACAGGTTCCTGGGTACGGAGACTCCTGGGTTATGAAAAACGAGGTACTTCATGAGACCTCCTTGACGCCGGCGTCAAGTAAAGAGAAAGGCCCCCCGGAGGGGGCCAGTGATAACTATAGGTACCACCAGTTTGATTCACTATCAAACTGGTGGTACCGGATCAATTGCTTTGGTGGATCAGCCGGGAATCGAACCCGGGTCCTGAAAGTCGCCGGAGTTCCCGAGTTACGTGCGTCGTCAGCTCAAGGCCCGTTTTCCTGGTTTAGCTGACATCACCAGGCGGTTTTTCCTCTCACGGTATTTCGGCCCGTATGAGGGTAGGCCTATCCCCTTTTTTATTACACTCGGTCCCCCTTACCAGGGGAGAGCTCGGGGGCGAGTGTGGCTTAGTTGTAAGCCAGGTGACCAGGCTGGTTGCCGCTCAGGTGAGCAGCCGCCATCCAGGCCGGGGTGCTATTGCTGTTCGCAGTTAGCGCTTGCCCGTTTTTACGTGGCCAGGCGCCACGGCACGCAGAATACTCCTAACTTCTCCCAGTCGAGGCCTTTCTGACCCGTATGCTACTTGTACCATAAGTCAGTGCTATACTGCAATTGGGTACGAAACGTACCGAAGGAGACTCCTATGCCAGAAACACTTTCTGCTGCTGCCTCTGCTTTCACTTCCATGCCCTGGGTAGTCCAGCCAGATGACACCCTCTACAGCCTCTTGATGAAGTTTGTTTTCGGCGTCCTGTCCACGTTCGCACTGCCCTGGATGCTGAGCTTCATTCACAGGGATAACTTTCGTAGAGCGCTGTTCAAGGGTGCTGAAGCCTTCATCCGTGCAGTTTCAGAAGATCTCCTTCAAGATTCAGATTCCCAAGCTGGGTTTGCTCGACTTCTCAAACAGTTCAGAGAGAGTCATCCACTGGCTGCTGGTGCAGACAAACTCGTAGAGCTTGCACTGCGTGCCGCGCTGAATCGACTTACGCACAAAGTCCCGGCTAGTTCTCGAGAAGCTGGAGCAACCATTCGAGTTCGTATCCCTGGAAGATGATGAGGTTCTTTGGCCCATCCAGGGAGCGCTCCCTGGGTGTATCCAAGGGAGGGCTGACGCGTGAAGAGTGGTAAGAAGAAACAACCCGTGTTTTACGAGGTATCTTCGTTTGAGCATCGAGGGAAAGACCTGGACACACTTCTGGATGAGCTGTGTGACAAGGCCAGGAAGTACCAGGTAGATGTTCAGCGTACTGCATCGAAGTACCCCACTGAACCAGGTCACTTAAAGAAGTTATAGGGTTACCTTGGTCAGGTGTTGGAGGGGGAGGTTTTTGTGCTTCTCGTGTTAAGCTAGATTCTTACTCGAGGGCGCGTGATGTTACTGCTGAAGATGGTCAGCTTGAAGTTTGCTATTGGTCACCAGGGGGTGCTTCCAGGTGTGTCCTGTGATTGCTCGCCAGGCGACTTGGTGGGCAACACCGAATTCCCGACTGAGAAGAAAACAGTTTTCTCCGGAGGCGTGACGTTGCCTCATTTCAAGGACAATAGCTTCAGTCAGTTTGGCTCTTCCGTGGGCAGAGCCACGCGGGCGTGTAGCCAGATGGACTCGTGCTGGGTTGAGATCTCCACGAAGAGATCGACCTTTCTTGATCATGTCTTGCATGTTGTCCCTTGGGGTACCAAGGAAAAGATGAGAAGGGCGAACACACGGCGGGTTGTCACATCGGTGGAGAACATAAAGTCCTGCAGGAATAGCACCATGTCGAATTTGCCAGGCAGCTCGATGTGCGTATCGAGTGCCACCTCCAGTGAACCTGACTCTTCCGTAACCGTTGGAAGACCTGCCTGCTGTCCAGACCCAACAGCCAGGACCTTTCTTGACGTGACTCCAGAAATCTACCCATCGCATAATCGTCCTCATTTCATCCGTGTGTCTCACACATTTATCAACACAATAGCACATAAACCTAGTAACAGTCTACCATATGTCTACCGAATCTGAATCTCGGGACACTCGCGATAAAGTCATAAAGGCTCTGACTCTTTTAGATCAGGCCAGTCTTGATCAAGTCAGAATTGACCGAAAGCTCGAGGTTCATGTTCGGGAGCATCTTGAAAAGATCCAAGGTCTTGAGCGAAGCATCCTCATGTTGGACGGGAAGGCTGACACTCTAATAGCTAAGGTAGATGGTATCGAAGCTTCCATCTATGAGACAGCCCAAGCTGCTGTACAGACTGCTGTATTGAGTGCCATCACAGATGTCAACATCAGCAAGCGCGTGACTGATGCGATTGAAGTTGAGAAGCGAAATGCTAGCTGGTCCTTCAGTAAGTGGATCCTAGCTGGTATTTTGGCTGCTCTTATAGCAATTGCGGATGTTGGGTTTCACCTGGTTGTTGGTTGGGTGGATGGAGCACTCAAAAATCCTACTGGACCTAGTTCTAGTTCAAGCTCAGCAACTCGGATTACAACATGAGTTACAAGATTCTTGTCATTGATGATAACCCGGATTACTTGGATATTCTGGCACAGGTCCTCTTGAACGAAGGGTTTATTGTTGTTGTTGCCAAGTCTGGACAAGAGGGTCTGGAGCTTCTTGAAACATCTGGGCCATTCAGGGTTGTCATTTGTGACTGGATGATGCCTGGGATGGATGGTTGCGAAGTTTGTTCACTGGTACAGCAATCTAGCCAGCTTCCAGAGGAGTTCATTTTTCTCACCGCTTATAAAAAGGCTGATACCAATACAGAGTATCCAAACTGCCGAGTTCGGTGGTTTAGCAAACCCACTAGTATTCCAGAGATCAAGGCGTTTATGCAGACCTTGAAGGCTGGTGAAAAGGTTTGAGAGGTGTCTTGTGCCCCAACTTGCAAAATCCGCTGTTGAAGATTTTACGCTCCAAGAAGTCTCCGCCTTTCTGGATGAGGCTCATCAGTACATCAGCATGGTTCAGCACAAGTTGGATGAAGCCAGATCCGTCCTGGGGGTAATGCAACAGCAGATCATTGACACAGATAAGAAAAAGCCGTAAGCTACCTCTGCTTTTTGGAGAAGCTTGTTAGCTCGCGCCAGGAGCTTCCCTATAGAAGGTCTGGCAGACCTTCCCGGTTTAGACCCCGGAGCCGCCGAAGCCCCCCAAGATACCCGCTCGAGGGGGGGCTTCTCTTCCACCTTCTTGACGCCGGCGTCAACGGGAAAGGAGGGCAGTGTGAACATCCATCTCATCGTGCAAGGTGTAGACAAGGCCAAGACCCCGGTCTCAAATTTGAACAAGTACCTCAGGGGTCGGATGTCTCAGGTCACTCGAGAGGCATACTTCGGGGAGAAGCCCAAGCAGGCGACAGTCCAGGCGCTTAAAGGTTCTGACGGAAATCTCTATGCCCGGGACAGCGGGGACCAGTTTTTGCAAGTGACTTCCAAGCGCTTTTCTTGCCCTCGAGCCAAGTGGCGAGTTGACGCCGTGGATGAAGCCATCGAAGACCTGGCCAAGAAGCTGCCTGCTGGGAAGAAGATCACGATCCTGCAAAGCATGGAGTTCTTTCTAGGAGAGGCCGAAAAGAACATCGTGTTCTACGTGAGCGGTAAGTTCTCTTGGGCCGGCTCTTACTACAACGCAGGAAAGATTGGTGGCAAGCACCTTGTCCTTCCCGGGGATGCCCGGCAGTTGATACAAACAACCACTAGCGAAGAGACGTCGCAGGAGAGACCTGTGCTTCAGAATCAGACGAAGTCTGGACTGATTCTTCCCTGGTAACTCCTCCACAAAGTCCATTCAGCTCGGCCTCTTTGGCTTCAACCTGCTTGATGAGGCCTGCTAGATGCGCTTGTCTTTCCTTGGTGCTTCCAGCCTTCTTCTTTCTTGAAAGTGCTTCCCATCTGTTAAGCAGGTAACCCTCCCGGTACCCATCTCTTACAGAAGGCAGAACGCTCAATGGGGTGCGCTTCGGATCAGACATTACGAGGAACGGGCAGGTATAGACCCCAGTTTTTACTTTTTCGAAGACAGGTGGGCTTGCTACGTTTCCAGCGTGTCTCTCCGGGTTCTTGGCAGAAATTGTTATTGCGTCAAGGAATCTGAGAAACTTTACCCGCCACTTCATCCAGGGTCGGAAGTACTTTGGATCTGGCTGTCGTTTCTTTTCGAAAAAGAAGCAGGGGTTCTTTCCTTCGTACAGGCAATATCCCTGTCCCCAGTAAGGACAGGCATGCGAAAAGCCCTGCGTCATGAGTAGAAGAAAGCAGCTTCCAGGGAAGTCTCGCCAGATGGACTGAACTCGGTTGAAGCGAGTTCTTTCGACGTTGCATACAGGTTTCTGGCAAACCCTACACGGGTTCAGAACCTGGAGCTTCAACGATGTCCATATCTTGGTTGCTTTTTGTACCAGGTACCTTCTGAAGGAGATTGTACTGGACCTGCTCACGAGCGGAATTTCAAGTAGATGGACCCAAGGACGTAGGCTTCCCAACTGTGAACGATTCGACTCCAGCCGCCGCCTACGTTCGCCTCGAGCACCTGGATTTCCTGCCCCTTGGTAAGACTTCCGATGATTGGGCTTCCAGTTCCCGGCCCAGCTCGCACGTTGAGTGTTCGGGAAACGTTCACTACTGTGGCCCAGGTGATAGACTCTCCTGAGTCTTCTTCCTCTGTTACTTCTGGCCGTCCAAAGATCTTGGCTCTGATACGCTCCAAAGGAAAGGCTGGGCCCGGGTCATTCTTCCTTCTTGGAGCAATATCATCATGCCCGATAACGTCTTCAAGGCCATAAGTCTCGACCAGAAGAGTCCCAAGCTCGATGGCTTTGGCAATCTGTTCTGACCGGTAAGCCTCCCAGTAACGTGGAGATGTTTCGTTCTTGTGCTGCAGATGAACAACCTGGGTTTTGACTTCCCTGCCAAGGTAGTTCAAGAAGCTGCCTCTCTCAGTTTTTTGTAGCGCTCCCCAGTTGCAGATTTCAATTCCTATTGAGTGTCTATTCAATCCAGAAAGGCCAAGCCAAGCACTCTTGCCGGCGTGCCAGGCCATCCTGTTGAAAGGGACCATCTGAATGGTTCGACCATTGTGTCCAATAATCACGTGGGCGCTGGCGCTGGCTCGTGGATTGAGGAACCAATCTACGGTGTCTCGATCTGCTGTTGGAACTGATTCAGCGGCCTCTACACTACGAATGCTTCGACCTGGCGGGTCCAGGTCTCCACTTCCAGTGAAGTGGTAGACGAGGTAGCGTGGCTTGATGATGCCACCTTGGTTTTGGGTTGGGACGAATTCGGTGTTGAGCTTGTGGTTAGAGGTTTGCATAATGTATACCAGAGAATTACAAAAAGTTTAGTGATCAGCGTGGGTTTCCTCTATGTACCCGTTAACATAAAGATCAATATTTCCATTGATTGCGTTCCATCCAAACTTGATAACCCCTGCGCGAATTCCGCACAATCCTTGAACTTGAGCGCTTGTTGGATTAGCATTCGCTGCTACATTGAAAGCACGAACGGTTACAGTACTTAGTGCCCCATAAGGACCAACGGTTTCAACCCCGATTCCTCCTTGAACCAAGCCGTTTATTGCAGGGTCTACTTGAGCCAAAATAGTAAACACCCCAGTGGTACTGGTTGGGTGGATTCGTGTGGTAACATCAGTATCTACCCCACCAAACAAGCTTGTAGTGCCATCGTTGGCAACAAGCAGCTGAGGGCTTTTGTAAAGGATGGTATTCGCTGTTTGGGTTGCAGGTATCAGGTTGCCACCCCCATCTGTACGAAAGCTTCCAACGCGAAGAAACAGGTTATACGTTGCTGGAAGCGCTGGTACTGTCAGTGCCGCCGATATGAGCCCTCTAACGTCTATGTCATTTTGGTCTTGACTTATCAAGAAAACGTAGTACCAAGTATCACTCGCGAGTGCCCCCCCGACAACGTCTGTTGAAAGTCCGTCAACTCCCACAACAGTAGCGTTTACTGTTCTGTTAACTCCTTGGGATACTGATCTATTGACATGAGAGATCCCGTTTACGAGTTCTGCACCCGCAGCTCTTACAATGATTTCAGTGTTGCTATTGTATTCAATGTATTTTCCACGTACAAAGCCTGCTGACCTGTTTGGAAGCCTTGAGTCATTTCCTTGTACAACAACACCTGCGCCAGTTTCTCCATCTGTAGCTAGTTCTACAGCCCCCTTTGTTGTTGTCGTTGCATCATTGATCCCAATAGCTGGTGTTACCCCACCTGTTGAAGTAATCGGGGCTGTTCCAGAAACAGAAGTTACTCCACCCCCACCACTTCCCATCGCCGCGAAGTCAATTCCGTTGTTTGAGAACTCCCAGACGTTCCCGGTGTCGTTGTACCTCAATTTAGGCTTGTTTGCGTCTGCGTTGTTCGCTTGAAGAATCTTGTTTCCAGACGCACCGTCCCCTACAGAAAAGGTGTTCTGGTTAGTTCCAGTATCCGTATTTTGGGTATGCAGTCTAGCATCATTGCCTTGACAGGCTGTACCAGATCCTGTTCCGTACACAACAGCAAAGTTACGATTTGCTGAGAGATCTCCACCACCGGAAAGGCCAGTACTCGCAGTAATTGCTCTGGTAGTACGAACCACTGAGGCGTCTACCGCTACAGAGTCTGCAGCAACCGAAACACCATCCCCAGCACCGACATTGAACGTCCTTCCTGTTGTCAGGTCACCGCCACCAGTCAATCCACTTCCAGCGGTCAAGACCAAGCCAGAAGAAGCGAACCCAGCGTGCCCATGATTTCCAGCAGCAACCTGAGTGGCACCAGTACCAATACTCAATGACACTGTCTTGAGACTTCCCACTCCAGCAATCGAGATTCCATTGCCGCTGACGGCAGTCTCATGCAGCGTTCTCAGTGTGGTGCCATCGTCATATCGAAGCTTGTTGTTGGTCGAATCGAACCAAAAGCGTCCCTTGGTTCCAGCTCCAGCAGAAGGTTCTGAAGCTGAAGCGACTTGTTCAGCTCGAACAGTAACTGCTTGAAATCCTCCAAAGCTTTGGTTCCCAGAGAACGCTCGAGCTCCGCTGACCAGGATGTACTGAGGGTGGTCGTCATCACCCAGGCCAGTGAGTGCGCCGTGATCCGTAACAACAAGCCCATCTACATACCCCTTGGTTGTCAGGTGGGCAACATCAGTTGGGGTGACCCCACCAACAGTCCCGGAAAATGCTCGAGCTCCACTCACCAGAACGTACTGGGTGTGGTCATCATCGCCAAGACCGTTCAGGGCCAGTCCGTGATCAATCTTCCCGCCGCGGTTACTCCCACTGGCTTGATGGTCATGGTCAACCAGAGATCCCGTCAGGGTAAACGTCCTGTTTGCAGACAGGTCTTGAGCCCCTTCCCCTATGGCAAGACCAACACCACCAACAGCAACCTGCAAAGTTCTTGTATTCGGGATGAACGCTGCGTACTCAAATGCAGTCAGGTGCTTGTAGTCTCCAGCGTTCAGGTTGGTCAGGGCATTGTGATCCTGCGTCTGCGCCTGTATTCGAAGCCATCTCCCTGTGGGGGCGTCTCCATCCGTAGGGGCTACGATGTCCACATCATCTGCAGCACTTGAATCTCCGGATTCGAATCGAAACAAGGACCCAACACCGTCAACAAGCCTGAGTTGCTTGTCTTGCCTGCTGGCCCCTGCCACAGCCTTCAGCGCAGCGATATCTGCTACTGCAGCTGCGTAAGTTCCAGAGACAGCTGAAACTTGCTGGTCCACGTAGCTCTTGGTGGTTAGGTGGGCTGAGGTGGATGGATCTTCTCCTGATTGGGGTTGAGTGAAGACGTTGTCAATGTTCTTCCTGGCAACTGTGGAGTCCACTGCAATAGTGTCCGCTCCAACAGAAATGCCGTCACCTGGACCCACGTTCACTGTTACAGAATCTGACAGTGAAGAAGACCCTGCAAGACCAGCACCTGGAATGAGCTCGTGAACAAACGTCTTCAAGCTTCCACCACTGGTGAGGTACTTGAGGGTGCCGCTGACGTCCTTGATCTCACTGTTGACGGCAGGGTTACCAGCATCACTAGGAAGCAGCAGACTTGCTCCGGTCAGATCTTGCTGGCCCAGGATTACGTTTCCTCCAGAGAGTGCTACGAAGCGTGGAGTATCCGCCTGGTCCATGGCAACAGCCAGGTCGTTTCCCGTCTCTGCGTCTTGCTTGAATGTACCGTCCTGATTGTGACGCTTGTCGATACGAAGACCGATGTCAGCCAGGCTCAGCTTTGTTGGGTCAAGTGGCATTTTGAGCTACCTCTGTTTATCTTCGTCGAACGGTATACCGGAAGAAGGGGCCGACTGTGGTATTTGCTGCCAGAGCGCTACCTGCGTGGCGAATGATTATGGTCAGCGTACCGCCGGCAATTACAGTTTGTCCTGCTCTACGATCAACAGCAAATACACCCACGGAGGCCCAAAGGTTACCAGACAGGTCATCCGCATGCTCGATGGATTGGCTGATATCAATAACCACATCTGTAAGAGCAACAATCTCAGCAGGCAGGTTTCGGACTTCAATCGTCGTCTTGCCAGCGGTCGCCCCAGACTCAGGGTCGCCTGCAATGTTTGTGTCCCAGCCAACAGGCCAGCTTGCATCAGCTAAAACTAGATCCTCTTGGAAGAGCACCGTCTTTGTTGCTGAATCATCAGCCAGCCTGTATTCGAGCTTACCTGTGTTTTCTTTGATGTCTCGAGCATTTGCTGGGGCACCTCCAGAAGGAAGCCCGAGCCGGGTACTCACGTTTACCCCGGAAGAGAACGTCTGCAGTACTGACCAAGTATTGGCAGTGTCCAACTTCAAGCCAACAGGTGTGCCGGTACGACCATCACCTGTCAAAGTAGAATCCGTGATGATCTTCTGGATAGCCGTCAGAAGAACTCGAGCTGTTCCGGCAGGGCTTTCCGATGTGACGATCCCCATACCTTCGGGGTCTGTATTGCCCTTGGCAAAGAGCGCAACCGTGGCGCCATCAACATCTGTAGAACCGTCTGTGACCTTGTTGATTGTTCCTGGGCCAGCAGCTCCAGTGTTTACAGCAACCCGAATCACAACGCCAGCTTTGTCCTTGAATCGGAGTTCACCACTTCCAACAACACTGTCATCAATCCAGATGTTCAGGTTGTCTGGAGTAGTTGTGTTCAACGGAAGCTTGACCTTCTTTCCGTCAGGCACAGTCAAGCCTTCAGCAAACGGGATTTGAGCAGTTGCTGTTGTGGTCCCATCTTTGTACAGGACCTTGTCAGCTTCAGCGGCTTTACCTGCAGCGCCAGCGGTGAGGTCAAGGTCAAGCGCATCTGCGGTTAGCTTGAAGGCTCCCGTGTAATCTAGCTGCAGACCAAAGCCGTCAACGCTGATAGGCGCTTGCTGTACCGTGGACAGCGTGCGTAGGGAGCCATCTAGAGAATCAGCTTCTGCAAGTCCAGTACCAGCGGTTGCCAACATCAAGGGCTGGAAGTTCACAGCATCATGCGAGAACCTTACGCGGCTGCTTCCTGCGTCCCACTTGAGTTCGCCTGTGACGAGCTTGACCCCGTCTGAGAACGTCTGCTGTTCTGCCCAGGTGTTGATTGAGTCCAGGCGTCCGTAATCTGCATCGTGATCGTGCCCAACTGCAGAAACCAAGGCGAAGTCAACAGCCAGGGTTCCTGTTTCAGTGATTGGGTTTCCAGGGCTATCTGATCGGAGCAACCCCGAGCCAGCAGTCACGGAACGTACCGATCCAAGAATCTTCAAAGCACCTGCGGACGTTCGATACTTGAGTGGGTTTCCGGCATCTGCAGATTCCGAGATTTCCCGGTTGTCTACTGGGTCTCCTGTTGGAAGTAGCAGTACTCCAGAGGCGGGAAGGCGAATTTCAGTACCGCCAAAGAGCGCTGAGGAATGGTCGTGGGGAAGCGGGGATCTGGCGTCCTCTAGCCGTGGATCGCTGTCTGTAGGTGCCGTTGCCTGGGAGTCTTCTAGGTCTTCTCCCTTTCGACGCTTGTTCCAGTTCTTCCCGTTCCAGATCCAGGTGTCCTGCAGTGCTTCTGCGTCAGCAAAACCACCAAACAGAAGCACACGTCCTAGTGGTGGCTGTGCAATGATTACCTGGTCAGCACGTCCTGCAGGGAGCTCCCGGGTAGAGACGATTTTCACCCAGTTTCCTGTACCTGGCCATTCCCATGTTTCTGTAGCACCACCAACAGCCGTGCCTGTAAGCACCAGGATGTTGCGAGGTATGTCGTAGGCTAGCTTGGGAGTTGAAAGCGTAGGGCTTCCAGCGCTGACTGCAGTCCAGGTTCTCGTGGACCCAGTCCAGGTCCAGGTTTCTGCGTAGTCTGCCTCAAGTGAGGTGCTGTATCCGCCAAAGACCACGGTCTTGGATATCGCAGGGAAGTAACACACCGCTGGGTCAACCCTGGCGCCTGGAGGAGTCCCAGGATTGAGCGGCAACCACCTGCGTGTAACCGGATCGAATTCCCAGATATCGTTGCCCTGGACTTCATCTCCGCTATCAGCGTCTACGGTGATGCCCGCGAAGATGTAGAGCTTGTCTACTCCCGGGTCATGAGCCATCCCAAAGCGGCTACGCCCCTTGGGGGGCGGGTAGTACAAGACCTGAGACCATGCAGTGCCGTTGAACGTCCAGGTGTCGTTGTTGCCTGTACCAGAGCTAGTCCATCCACCTACCAGGGTGAGGACCTCTGTGTTGATGTTGTAGAACAGCTCGCTGCTATCTACTGGCGCAGGCTCACTCCCTGTGGGGCTATTTTGTACCCAGTTGTTCCCGTCGTATTCCCAGAGTTCATTATCCAGAGTGGAGTCGTCATTACCAAAAATCGTGACAACATTTCGGCTTGCATCGAACGCTGCAGCGTTCCTGGTCTTCTCTCCTGGGTTAGCTACAGGGGTCTTTTTTGTCCAGGTAACTCCGTCCCACTCCCAGGTCTCTGTGGAGTAGACCTTGGTGGGGGTCATGTTAATGACAGTCCATCGGAAGCCGCCGTAGAGCACAGCAACTTCTCGAGCGCTGTCGAAGACTAGAACATGCCCAGCCCGGTCGTCCGGCTTTGCTCCACCGGGAGCAAGAGCATCCCAAGTACTTCCACTGTTGTTCCACTCGTAGATAACTCCCCAGGAGAAAAGCTCAAACGTATTTGGGTCTTGATACTCTCCACCAAACAGGTAAGCCTTGTCCCTGATCGTGTCATAGACAATTCCTGACCAGACAGCGGGCTTTGGAAATCTGGTGTTGTCGTGGATCTGGCGCTTTGTCCAGGTCCCGCCATCCCACTCCCAGGTATCATTTCTGGCACCCGTAGGTAGCTGAGTAGGGGCAACACCACTACTAGTGCTGCCGCCGAAGAGGCGGACTACTCCCAAGTCTGGGTCAAAGGTTAGGCTGTGTCCACCTCTCCCAAGTGGGTAGTCTACGTCAGCAGTGCCCGGCACTTGGATTTGTGCCCATTCGGCGCCGTCGAACTCCCAGGTATCCGTAAGTACAGTCCCTGTTACAGCGTCCCAGCCACCAAATAGAACTGCAACGCCACGCACGCTGTCATAGGCTACTGCATGCCCCCAGCGTGGACTAGGAAAGTTACTAGACACCACATAGCTGACGGCAGTCCAGTCAGATCCGTCCCAAGTGTAGGCATCACTGAGGAGTTCTCCTTTCACATTCCCGTACCGGCCTGCGTGCAAAAACAGTCGGTTGCGTAGCGGGTCAGTAATCAGACTAGCGGACACGCGAGCCTTGAAGCCGGCGTCAGCTTCTGCGGTTGGTATTTTTCGAAGCCAGTTGGTGCCAGACCACTCCCAAGTCTCTTTGTTGTAAGTGCCCGCTGTATTCTGCCCACCAAAAAGTACGCATCTGTTAGTCTTTGGGTGGTACGCCCCAACAGCTTGTGTTCGAGCAGAAGGGATGCTTTCTACTTCTGGGCTTTCAGACAGATAAGCCACACCGCTAAGGTCCGCAGACGCGGTGACCAAAGGAGAGGCCGAGGGTAGTGTTGCCAGGGTTCGTAGATCACCTGCAGCAGTCTTGTACTGCAAGTCACCACTGGCAATTTCAACAATAGCTCTGTTTTCTGGAGGCGCAGCTGCTTTTGGAAAGAGCAGGATTCCACTTTCTGGCAATCTGAGGATGCTACCCCCATAACCATCGTCTGAGTGGTCGTGTATCCCAGGGAAAGCCGTAGCAATTCGAGGGTCATTATCGCTAACTGCTGCAGGCTTCTGTCCTGCAGGAAGGTTGATCCAGGTGGTCCCGTTGTACTCCCATACAGTTTGGTTGGTTCCTCCACCATAGAGCAGCAGGCTAGTTCTAGCACTGTTGTAAACAAGTCCAGCCAGGCTTCTTGCAGTAGGTACCCCTGCACTGAAAGTCTGCTGAGTCCAGGTGCTTGTCCCTGTATTCAGAGTCCAAGTATCATTGAGGTTTCCACTGTCATTACCCCCAAAGAGTACTACCCGACTTGTACTGGGGAGGTAGGCCATCGCCACAGACATCCTGGAAGTAGGACTCGAAGCTGGGTTGAGCTGAGTCCAGACCGTACCATTCCAGGTCCAGGTGTCCGAAAAGTGGGTTCCCGGGATGTCCAGGCGTTCTCCGCCGAAGAGAACTGTCTTTCCTTGGGAAACGTCAAAGGCAAGTCCCGGGTGGTTTCTTGGCGCTGGGGATGTCTCTGGAGTTACATCAGCCCAGGTCCAAACTTGGCCATCCCAGGAGAGTTCGTAGGTCTTGGAAGCCCCTTCTTCCACACCATAGACCACGACGACTTTTCGAACAGAATCGTAAATCGCTTTATGCCCAGCCAGTGTTGGTGAGTTGACGGTGGTGACCGGGTACCAGTTGGCACCGTCCCATTCCCAAGTTTCATTTGATGGTTCTGCATGCTCGTTTTGTAACCAGCCACCATGCATGAACACCCTGTTACGCGGTGGGAAGTACAAGAATGCATGGCCAGACCTGGCATCAGGGTATGCCTCTACAAATGCCCCCTGTGCATCCCGTGGTGAAGCATCCATCCAGGAGAAGCCGTTCCACTCCCAAACTCGCTTGTCCACCAGGACTTGACTGGTGTTCTCTCCACCGAATGAAATGTTACGCAGCCGTCTTGGGTCATAGGCTAAACCGCCCAAAGACACGGCAGTCGGGTTCTGAGTTACCCAGGGGGTAGCTGTCAGGTAAACAATTCCCTGTACGGTGGTTGATGCAGGGACTAGGGTAACGGCGGAAATAGCCGCAAGCGTGTTCTTGTCAGCTACCGACATCAAGCCAGGGATACTGGTCGGATTGGTCGCTCCATCACCAGTGGTATCAACGTCCGTGGGGAGGAGACGCTTATCATCAGCTCGAACGGGGAGGGCGTTTGATGCTCCACTAGCTGCGTACTCAAGTGAGAGCTGGAGGTATTCACCAGCACCTGAGTCCGCCTTGTCAGTGGCTAGCAAACCGTTGTTTTCTAGCACCCTGACTTCTATGATTCTGCTTGGGTTCGGGGGGTTTACTGGATTTGAGGTAGCATCCCCACCAATTGTGTACTCCCAGCGCTTTGTTACCGCGTTGAAAAGGATTGAGGGGAAATACGTGGAACCTGTGTTGACGAATAGCCCAGCGGAACCTGAGGTCCCCCAAACCATCGTGGTGGAACCAGGGCCCAGGTAGAGATTCCCGGATTCATCAACACGCAACACGTCAACCGCAGGGAGCGCAGTAACAGGTAGAGGCTGTCTTCGAAGTCGCCAGGTGTCTGTTGGGTACCGTTCGTTTTCATTGTTGATGACCGTCAGGTCCCAGAATGGTATTGCTGTAGAGTTTCGATTCCATTCAAGGGCTGTGACGTAGGCGCCGGCTTGCTGTGTGGTTCCAACCGTCAGGAACCCATCAGAGTCTCCGCTTCCACCGAAACCAGCCTGTCCGAAGAAGACACTAGGCCCTGCTTGTGGCATCAAGAAGGACGAGATGTCAGCGAAGCTGTTCTTTCCTGTGAAGCTGTTGTCACCCTCGAGCTTTGCGTTACCAGTAAGACGAGCGTCTGTGTTATCCACTGCAGCAGGGGTGGTCACCCCGTTGCTTGAGAAAACCACTCCAAGGGGGGTCCCAACCGTTCCATCCCCGGTAAGGGAGGCATCATGGTTTGGGGCTGTTCCCGTGATCTCAAGAACTGCTGGACTTGGGACCACGCTTGACTGCTGGTAGAGTTTGACACCAGGCCCTACAACCATGATGGACGGCGGGCTTGTGATGGACTCAACTTCTTCTGCGTCTCCAGGCAGGGCTTCTTTGGAAACAGATGCCACGCCCGCCCTGATGGCGACGTGTGCGGTTGCTGTGGCTTCCCCAGAACTTGAGATGCTGATGGACTCAGTTCCAGCACCCGTGAAGTTCAGAGTTGAAACCACACCCCCGTCAACAGCAACGCCTTCCTTCTTCAGCGAAAGCAGGTTTGAAAGTCGAGCGACTTCTGTAGCCCCGGCCATCCTGGGGTCCAGGCTTGTAACGAACTTGTTGGCAGCACTCGGGGTACCACTGGTGCCTACAATAGCTGCCTTCTCGTCAACAGAAAGGTGAACGATGGATGGGTTGTTATGATCAGAAATCGTGGACAGGGCCTGTGTCCCTGTATGGTTTGCACGAGCAAACAGGTTGAGAAGGCCTGTACCATTGTCCAGGTACAGGTTGCTCTCGAAGTAGACCAGCTTTCCCCCTGGAGCGGTAGAGGCAGGTAAGGCAACAGGGGCTAGTAGGACGAAGTTCGACCCAGCAAAGCCGTTAAAGTCGATAGCACCAGACATCGTGCCACCTGCACGCTGTAAGGCCCCATCAATCTTCGTTTGGTTCCCCTCAGAAACAGGCCTGGCGTCTGACAGTCTGGCATCATCACCAGCACACACGGTGCCTGCTGCTGATCCAGTCTTTGCCCCGAGTTTGCTGTTTCCGTCGATCTCAAGTCCAGAGCCCAAGTCAAGCTGAACTCCCGTAGCTCCAGCAACCAAGCCAGGCATCACCTTCACCTGGACAGATGCTACTCCGTCAGCAACGCTGGACAGAATTGTTGTATCCGTGGCCTGAACGTCTGTCAAAGTCCCGGATGCAATTTCGATATTGACGATGCTGGAATCTTGGACATCCGCGGCGATTGAATTTACGCCACCAGAAAGTCGAATCGTGGTGAAGGGGCCAATGAGGTTTTCCTCAAGGTCATAGACTTTGAGAAGGTCTGAAAGCTTTGTTCGATCTCCTCCAGAAAGAAGCCCTGTGTCCGCTTGGGTAACGAATCTGTTTCCAGCACCTGGTACTCCCGAAGAACCCGCCAAGGCAGCTCGTTCACCAGAAGTAACATGAACGGTGGCAACGTCTCCGTGGCCTACGACACTGGCTACAGGGATTTCTCTAAGGTTCACCCAGTCAAAAGCGGTTGGACTTCCGAAGAGCAACTTCCCAGTATCGGTCGTGTAAATCAGGCGCCCGATACTGTAGCCAGGCTTGCCAGTATCGGTGAAGCCCTCAACCCGGACGTTCTTCAGGCTGCCACCGGAAAGGTTGATTCCATCAGGAAGAGTTGCGGCTTCTCCGGCAACCCCTTTGTACGCTGAAGAAAAGATTTCGTTGAATGGGATGTTAGCCGCACCAAGTGCTACGGTGGCTCCGATTTTCGGGGTCAGGCTTACCAGGAGCGTTCTGGTAGCAGAATCCACCAGTAGGTACTGCGGGTGATCGTCTGCTGTAAGCCCAGAAAGCTCTGTGTGTATGGTGATCGGCTCAGAGAGTCCGTCAAGCTTGTTCTTATCGGACACACTCATGAGTCCTGGGTGATTATCCCCTTCAGAACTTGATGCTGTGTAAGCAGGGTTCAAGCTGAAGGTGACATCCCCCTGTGCTGAAGAAACCAGAATACCGCTTCCGGCAACAGCGTTCTTAACGAGTTCAGTCAGCCGGACGTCCAGGCCAGAAACAGCTCGAGCGGTGGTTCCGTCTGTATCGAATACCAGCCCAATTGTGACGTCCCCTTGAGCACCTGATACAGAAGTACCTGTACCTGCTATGAGCGAGTGAACTCTGTCTGTCAGACCCGGGTCATTAGACTCGATAGGCTTGCCTGCAACAGGGGATGCCACTGTCCCGAAGGAGAGCGCAGCCGATAGATCTTTGGGACCGTCTTGTGGGCCAGAGTTTGTGAGGACTAACCCTGCAGTACTGGAGACCAGGTCCTTGACCCTCAACAGAAGTCTGCTGTCATCAGAGGCCAGAGCCTTGCCTGCGGTTGCGGCACCGTCAACCGCAAGGTCAAGCCCAAAGGTCACGTCTCCTTGACCATCCCCAATAGATCCATCAACTGTAACACCTGTACCCGCGATGGCCTTCTTGACGACTTTGACCAACCGGTCGTCCGTGCTTTCTACAGGGAGGCCTTCAACAGCAGCGTTGTTATCAGCCAGGACGAGTTCAAGGCTGAGGACGCCTTGTCCGTTAGGCAGGGAGCTGCTGATGTCGAACGCAGGACTCGTGCTCAAGAGAGACTTGACTAGATCAGACAACCTGCTGTCTGTAGATTCGACAGCTTTTCCTACAGCAACTTCGTTATTGGCTGCGAAGTTTAGACCTACGGTCTTGCCTGATTCTTGCTCAGTGAACTTGAGTCCACCGGATGGAGTAAGCGTCAGAAAAACAAGAGGGTTCTCAGGGTCCTCGATGTTCGCACCAAGACCGTCTCCCACGGTGATACCGAGAAGTGCGCCACCACCAAGACTGACTTTGACTTGGGCCAAGCTGCCGACACGTGTGACGGTAAAGCCTGTGTTGAAGTCGATTCCAAGGAACGGGACAGTATCGTTACCAGGCACATCCTGAGCTCCCGCTTGTACGGTGAGCAAGGCGTTGAGCTTGGCCTTGTCTGCGGGAAGAATCAACCCTGGCTTGGTGCCTGTCGAAAGTGCCAGGGCTAAGGGGCTAATGGTATTGTCTATGGCGAAAACAAGAGGGTTGTCTCCAGCCGCCTCCAAGGCGCTAGTCTGAGCAGGCGTCAGGAGAAGGTCGCTTACCTCTGTCTTCAGGTGAGTAAGTTTGATGGCGTTGTCACGGATAAATCTGGATCCGATGGGCATTGTTTTTCCTTGACGCCGGCGTCAACGTGCTTCGACTGGGAGCACATCGTTGAGGGCTGCAAAGTTCTGAGAGGCCCCTTTTGTGCTGTTGATTGCCTTGTAGTAGGTTCTTCCCAGATAGGTGATTCTCCAGTAAGAGCCAAGTGGCCGGATTTTATCGTTTGGCACGAGTTCGAGAGTCCAACTTCCATCAGCACCTGTTTCTGTGGAAGCTGAAGATGCCAGGTGTTCCCCGTCTACAGTACTAGGCTTGATGCCTGGAGAGTAAAGAGTTGCCTTTACGGGTATTCCAGAAACACTTGGAAGTCCACTAGGTAAGCCAACGTACCCGGTGATGATGCTGGACAGGAGTCCTGCTTCTCTGGCGATCAGTGCTGGGGAGGGACCACTCTCAACTCGAGCAGCGTTATCAAAAAACGTATACCAGTACTCATCCCCTATCGCTGCATCGCGAATCGCCCAATACTGAGTGCCTGGTGAGATGATGACGTCCAGGTCATCAGGGTCTGGCGGGATGCGGACCGAAGTTCCACCACGCCGTCGATACAGAAATAGATGCGTGATGCGAGGATCAAGGTCTTGATATTGAAATTCAACAACGAAGTCCATGCTAGAACCTTGGGGCTTGGCCAACAACGGGTAAGACACGGACCAGGGCGGAAGCTGGACCCAGGATCTTTCCGGGGCTATGATATGGTCTCACAAAGTATTCATCTCCGATCTTGGCGTCTGAAATGGTAAAGCTCGTAGTTCCACTAGCAACCTGTCCAGCTTGCGTGAGGGTTCCCTCTCGGTTTCTGAAAACCTGTAAGTGGGTAACCCTGGAGTCTGTTGTGGTGGATAGCCCAAGCACGATTTCACCCGTGTAGTCTTTGGCATAATGGAGGCTTGTAGGGGCTACAAGCGAGGCTTCTGCCCCCTGGGAGTAACCAGACAGGAGTCCCAGGGTTAGTGTATCACCTACGGAGGAGTCGAACAGTATCCGGATGTGTGTTGAGTCGACATCTTCGTATTGCAGCGTTGAGTAGAGAAAGACGCCGTTCAGAAGTACCAGTAATTCGTGGGTACCTGTGACATGTTGAGGCACCAAGATCAGGAACCCAGAGGTGTGAATCCCTGGGTCCAGCGCCAGGCTAGTTTCGTTACGTAGCATCAGAGTAGGGCGGGTCTCTCCGGTCGAGAAAGTCCAGGGGCCGAAGCAAAGGTTGTTGGGCTTTCTAGCCAGGCAGTGGTCGCGGTGCCATCCCCGACATAGAAGAACTCCACAGTTTCAACGCCTCGAAGACGGAAGCGAAACTTTACCAGAGAGGCTCCAACCATGTCGTAGCTCACCCCAAGGTACTGGAGTTGTCCGGAGATGCTAGCGTAGAGGCGGTTTGGATCCCCCACGACGAAACTTAGCGTGAAGAGGCTTTGGCCTACTTCGAGCTGAGGGTTAGAGCTAGGGCTGAAGATCTGTTGCATCAGGTTTCACGTATCTCGCCAGTTGATCCTATTGTAAAGCTGTCCGAAGCGAATCCAGCAAACTCTATGACGTCACCTTGTTTTGGTGGCTCTACGGTGTTGATCTCTACTGTTTGGTTCGAAGGCATCTCAAACAGCCAGGGCTCCAAGATAGCCCCGTTAACGCTGACAAGAAGTAGGGGTATGACGTAGACCTTGGTTGTTGTAAACAGCCTGCGAACCCCATTTGCAACTTCTACTGTGGTGAACTGAAAAGGCTTTAGCACTGATGGAAACGTAAAAACCCGGAGGTCTCTACTGAAGTCCAAGTCTTCTGTGACTTTGAGCCCGCCCAAGGTCACCAGGTGTGTCGGCATGTCCCCTGTACCCGGAACTGTTACAGAGAATGGAATTGAAGTAATCGTGAAAACTTGGCGAATCATAGCTTTATGTACATCGCATCGACAACATCCCCCGGTACAGCAACCCCGAGAAACTTGATTCTTCTGTTGTTCAGGATTTGTATAGGAACTGTAAGTGGTGAAGCCCAAACAGTATTCAGGAAGACCAGGACGAATTGGGTGTTGAATTCCTGTGAAGCTTCATAGACAAGGTCGTCACCGAGGACTTGCTGATCATTCAGAACAAAGTTTGCTTCGACCAGAAGAGAAACAGAGAAAAACATGTCTCCAGCTAACGGCGCTAAGTTGAATTTTACAAGATCAGTTCCTACCTCTTGATACCCGTCAGGGTTATCCAAGTCATCAGTGAGGAACTGCTTTAACCAGTTTTTGAAAATGGCACAGGACCCTGCAACGAAATGCTCTGTGGTGTGAAACTCTTGACGCACTCCATCGGGGGATTCAACGAGTGGCCGGTTAAACGCGATTGGGCTTAGTCCTGGAATCCAAGGTAGCGGGTTAGCAACAACAAGAATTGGGTCCAAGTTACGGCTTATTCCAACTGGGGTTGTAACTTTGATAGGGTAAACACCTGGAAGCACACCCGCGGGGATTGTAGCCAGGATCGTGGTGTTGTTTTGTATTGCAAAGACAAGACTGATTTCTCCCAAAGCTACTTGTGTAGCTCCAGAGAATTTATGCCCCTTCACCACAATCTGAGTGATTACGTTCCTGAACGTCAGATAAGGATTTACTGAGACCACGTCCAGAACTTCTTCCTGGGCTTCCTCTGGGGGTGGTTGTGTGACTGCAAAGGTGAATGCTCTTTCAGTAATTCCCGGTGGGTTCTCTGCTACTGCCGAGAACTCAAACACTCCAGCAGTTGTTGGTTGCCCCAAGAGTAAGCCCGCACGGTTGAGTGCTATTCCAGCGGGGAGCTCGCCCACCTTGGAAAAGTCTAAGGGTGTAGTTCCAGTAGCTACGATCTGCTTGGAGTAGTCAACCCCCAAGACAGCTTCGGGGAGTGTTGTTGTAGTAATTGTAGGAACAACGCCTGGCGTTCCTTGAACCCAGGAATTGCTATTCCAGATCCAAAGGTCATTAAGCAGCCCATTACCTACCCCGCCAGTAAGAACCACTTGACTATAGTTTGGGTCGTAAGACATTCCAGCCAGTGACCTGGGTAAGGGCCCTTCACTCAGGAGCTCAGTCCAGTTGCTACCGTCCCATTCCCAGAAGTTGCTACCGAGGAGTGTTCCGTCAGTATCTGCACCACCAAAGAGGACTAAGGTTTCTCGAGTTTCATGCCAGACCATCCTGGCACCTTTCCGGGCTGTTGGATTAGTCACAGGGGTTCGGTTCTGCCAGGCGCCTGATGTGGTCAAGACCCATGTTTCAGCAAGGACACCTACGCCGGTTGCTCCACCAAACAGTACAATCTCAGCACGCACTGGATCATATCCAGCAGAGTAGTCAATAGTTCCACCTGTGGGGGATCCTGATGTAACTAGGTCTACCCAAGTTTGCCCATTCCAACCGCGTGCCAGGATAGAGGCATAGCCATTTCCAGCTAGACCCCCCAGATAAACAACCAGTTCACGACCAGAGTCGTAAACCATGGACCCAAACATGGAGAACCCCTCACGAGGCGAATCTCCTACCTCAAGGTGGCCTACTTTTTCTACCCAGGTTTCCCCGTCCCACTCCCAGAGGTCTGTCAATTGGTTGTGTCCACCAAACATGACAGTGACACCACGAGAAACGTCATAGGCCATGGCATGGCCATATCGACTAGGCGGTTCTGTACCTGGGTTTTGATTCACCCATCCATTTTTGTCTAGCTCCCAAGTACCGCTCAGGTTAGCCTCGGTGATCTGTCTCTTTCCTGAAAAGATGATGTGCTTGTTTCTGGCAGAGTCATACACCATAGGTGCCCCAAATCTTGGAGTTGGTGCAACCCCGGCAATCCAGGCAGACCCATTCCAGGTAAAAGGTCTAGCTAGAGTCTCTTCAGTTCTGCTTACTCCACCAAACGTAACAATGATCTTGTTTTGAAGATCATACAGACTACATGATCCATGAATCGTCTCAGGAGCCTTTCGAAGCTCAGTCTTTTTGACCCAGCCTTCGCCCCCGTATTCCCAGGTGTCTTGAAAGATAGCTCCATCTGAAGCTGGTCGATGCCCCCCAAAGGCCAAGAGCATGGAAGTGTCAATGTTCGTGACAAGCACAAATTCTTCACACGGAAGAGGTAGCGTAACCAGTCTTTCAGACCAATCGTTTCCGTCCCATTCCCACATTTCCTGTGGGTAGCCTCCTCCGTCATACCCCCCGAGCAGTATTACTCGAGACCTTGCTGGGTCCCAAGCCATCTTATGGCCTTTTCTGGGACCGGGGTGGCTTGTCTCGGGAGCGATCTCTGCCCAGGTCAGCCCCGTGGTATCGAGTTCCCAGGTATCCTCCAGGACAACTGCCCCCGCGCCAACTCCGCCATGAAGCACGACCTTGGCTCTACTTGGGTCATAGGCTATAGCAAAAGAGTGTCGAGCGGTTGGGGCAGTCTGCGGTAGCTGCTGCTCCCACGCTTCTGTAGCACCATCCCACAGCCAGGTATCCCCTAGTAAACTCCCGTCTGTGCCTACTCCACCAAAAAGCAGACTAAGTGTGTTGCTGATTGAAACCGCAGCATGATTAGTCCTGGCATCTGGAGCAACGAGCAAGTCCTTTAGACGCCACCCCAGGCTCGCGTGATGAACCCAGGTTTCATCGCTGTAGCTGTTGTTGGTAAGAAGACCACCAAACAGTACAAGCGCTGAGCCAGCGGGTGGGTAAGAAGCGGCTAAGGAGGCTCTGCGTCTAGCTGAAGGTTGCAAGTTCAAGAGTATCCTGTCGCTTACAGATTGAGCGTGTAAGTCCAGTCCAGATCCGCTGCTTCATCAGGAGCAAAAGAAAAAAGTAACCGGGTGGTTCCTGGACCATCAGGTAAGCTAACCTCATTGGAGTGTAGAGGAAGCCCGTCATAGTGGATAAGCAACATGTCTACACTTGAGACTGGACCACCCGTGTGAAACTCTACTCGTACCCCATCCGGGAGTTCGTCTTCTTTTGGCGGCTCGTTTGTGACCCACCCCAGGTACTCAAGGGTTCCTGGCTTCATGTAAAGCCCTGTAACTTCTTGGTCTCCCGGTGCAGCCTGGTTCAAGACAATGGTAACTCCGTCAGGAAGTTCAGTGTACGCGCTTTGAGGAAGCTTCTTGTCCCCTACATAAAAGAGTCCTTTACCAAGGATGTGCACAAAGCTGGTACGAAATTGTGTTCTACCACTTCCCTCAATTTCGATCAGCGTGTCGTTGAGCTCCCAAAAGACTGGACCAAATAGATCTGTCTTGGTCAAGACATCATCAGGCATCTGGTAGGTAGAAATGGGGTTGTTGGACATTAGCAAGCCTCAAGGTAGAGCAACTCTAATACTTCATCAGGGTTGGGGGCAAAAGGGAGGGTGAAGCTCTGGGGAGGAACAAAACCTACAATTTTTACAAGCACTCCGCAAACCCAGGCCCACAGATAAGGCCGAAGACCGCCTGTATTCAACCTATCGAAGAACGGTCGTGTTTTAGTGTAAAACGTCGTTGTGCTGCCATCTGGGGGGGCTGTGGGTAAAGCGTTGAATCTCCAAAGCGAGTTGTAGACGCCAAACTTCAGGAACGTGAATCTAACTGTGTCGAGTGCTTCTGGAGTAAGACTTTCAAGCACCTGGACAGTTGAGGTTTCTGGGTCTTCAGTGTATTCAGCAACAGGTGAATTTGGAGAGAGCTTGAGCTCTGAGACATACACCAAAAGCTTTCCAGACTCAAATGTTTCAGGCACAACAAAGCTTCTTTGAACCCCGTTTGGTGGAGTGAGACTTGATTGAAGAACCTTGAAGTAGCTAGCAATTGGTGGCATCACCGGCCCTAAGACTGGCGCTCTGGCAAGTTCTTCAGGAAGTTGATAGTTTTGAAGTCTGACAAGACTCATTTTCCACCAAATACCCCTCGAATCCGATCAAGTAGGCTTCGTTCTTTTGGTTGGACGAGTCTTTCCAGGGCCTCTATGTCACCTGCGAAAGCACGACTCACAGACGTTTCTAGCACTTCCAGGTGGCTTAGTTTTTCTCTGATGACAATCTGAGTTTGCATGTTGAATCCATGTGAAAGAGTTTTTACTGCTAGAAACAGCTCCTTGTGAATCCTGGTCATCTCAGAAAGGTGTTTATACTGTATGGCGGTTACCCTCTCGAGCCTGGAGAGTCGATCATCAAGTTGCTTTGCCCCTATACCAGAATTAGACACCCCAGCACTCCAGAGTAGGGCATCCTCAATGTGCATAGTGGTTGTCGTGGGCATGTGCTCTCCTCTTAGCTCTAGTGTTAGACCAATTGCTTTTAGCAGATCCAGTTTACCAGGAAAAAGCTTCTTGATCCCACTCAAACATGGAGATACGCTTGGAAGATGCCTACTTCAGATCCATCTGCGTTACCTCTGATCATTCAGCTTATCCAAAACGCAACGCCCAGGACTATCCTTGATGTGGGTTGTGGTTATGGAAAGCTGGGAGTTCTCGTTAGAGAGTACCTCGAGCCATCATCCTCAGAGGGTAAGCAGCTAAGAACTCTTCGAGTCGATGCTGTGGAAGTTTTTCAAAACTACTTGGGGCCCTTGCATGCTGCAGTCTACGACAGCGTGTATTTGGGGGATGTGAGAAAGCTCGAGATTCTAGGAGCCTATGACCTGGTCATCTTGGCAGACGTGATCGAGCATTTTACCAGAGAAGAAGGGCTTCTCCTCTTGAGTCGAGTACAGAAGTATTTGATCACAACTCCTGCCGGCGAGTACCCACAGGGAGCTGTCTACGGTAACGAACATGAGAGACATCTCTCTCGGTGGTTTCCGAAAGATTTCAAAACCTCCCAGATCGTTGGCAGCGTCTTAGTGGGTTGGAACTTCTAGCGGTTTCCAAACGGGAAGTCCCGAGGACTTCGTTTTGAGCACATCCAGGGAAACTCCACAGACTTGATCATGCATTGGGTCTTTTTTGCGCCGAAACAGGGCCAGGTAGGTTTCACTGCGATCCCCTACACGGAAGCCCACCCACTCCATTCCGAAGTCATCCATGAACTTTTCCAAACCTGACTTCGAGACAATCTGTCTGTTTTGTCCAGGGTAGTAGGTCACAAGCCAGGGAGACTGTACGTAACCGTGGTCCTTGATGGCATCAGCAGAAATACCCAAAAATGCCAAGATTCCACCCTTAGCCAAGTAGGGCAACAGTTTTTCTATGAGCGATTTTGGGTCTCGTGCCTTTTCTAAAAATTCGTTTAGCAGGATGCTTTCGTACTTGATTTCACCCTCGAGAGGTTCTACTTCTATGTCCCCTTGGGACAAGGTCACAAGACCCAGCTTTTCCTGACCATGTCTTACCAGAAATTCACTGATCTCTATACCTGTGACTTGCCAGCCTAACTGTAGATACTCAAGAAGAAAATGGCCAGCCCGGGACCCAATTTCCAAGAGGTTTCCTTTATGCTTCAGGAATTCTCCTAGAGTATCAGACACGGTCTTCGCTGTAGTTTTGATGTCAGCTTGTTTCTTTGTCGCTCTCTCGATAACAGAGTAATCTGAGTTCACAAGAATCTGTTCGGAGGGGTTCATGGCAAGAACAGACCCACACCCAGAGCAGGCTCGGTAGACTATTGAGGACTTCATGCCCACGATTTCTTCTCCCCATTGGCCACAAAAGGGACATCTACGTCTACGCTCTATTCCTGACGTTGAACAGGGGTTCTTGATTTCTACAAGGCCTTCTTCCTTGTTGAGTACTTTAGAGAAAGCTGCTAGAACTTGCTCCGGGGAAAGATTCGTGGCATCAAGACACGGGGTGGCGCTAATTACCCTGGAGTACCCTTCGTCCTCCATTCTGGGGCAGATATCCACGTGTTGATGGCAGGGCACACATCTTCGGGTGCTTTGTACGGCGATGCAGTTTCGAAAATGTTCTACCCTGAGCCGTGCGTCAAATGCTCCGAAAAGTGCCACCTGACGAATTCCCAGCGCCTGAGCGACGTGAAGAAAAGCACTGTCCACTGTTATAGCAGTTTTGCAGTGAGAGAGAATTGCAGCAGACACTCTGAAGGGGAATCGGGTTGGGCCTGGTGACCAGAGTGGGGCTTTGGACAAGCCAGAGAACCGAGTGTCCCCCAAAATCACGCACTGGTACCCCTGAAGAATAAGCTGATTCAGTACGACCTGAGCAGGATCAACTCCGTAGGTTCTGTTTCTTGCTGAAGCTTGCAGGTGTAAAGCAATGATTGGCTTGTTCAGATCGAACCCTGCATGTTGAAGTTCCAGAGCTCCACGGACAGACTCTTCTTGTGTCAGTACAAAGCGAGGAGCAAGGTCTTCCGGAACTTTCATCCTGCAGAGCTTGAACGGGATTTCGTAGGCATTTCGGATTTCCGCTTCTGCATGACACTCAATGGAGTGGGTCAGACTGACCGCGTCATCGTACAGCTTGGCCTCGAGAAGATAATCTTCCGCGACATGGCTATACACAGTGTCTGGAGCATCTGGGTGGTGGTCGAAGATATCGTGGTAGGTGTTAAGGTGGGGGGTTGCCAGGGTGATTTTCACCCCGGGCCAGAGATTTCTGAGATGCCGCAAAAACGGGGTGATCATTAGAAGATCGCCAAGTGCACCTGTCCTGATAACAAAAAAAGAACACCTGTGACGGGCCAGGTTCTCTTGCACCATGTCATCCGGGGTGATGTCTCTAAACCCTCGCTTCTGTAAGTATCTTCTTTCGAGCAAAGAATCAACCTGGGCTATACCGTCTCGAATGGGGAAGTAGCCAAGCGTTCCTGTAGTCGTGTATTCAGGGGTATTTGCTTTCAGGAGCCAGGACATAGCAGCTCAGCCTCTTCTCGATTACCCAGGAAATTGTAAGCTCTGGCAATCATGGGGTGATATAAAGTTGACTCCGCGCCTATATGCTGCACGTAGCTATCTAGCGTGATCAGGTACCCGTCTGTACGTTGCTTGAAAAGGAGATCATGCAAGTAGAGATCATCGGGTACACCTAATGGGAAGATGCCGCCAAGCTCTTGCAGGAAGCCTTTTCTGAAGATCAAGTTACAGCCCGTACCATAACGATTTCGAAATACAGGTACTCCACAAGAAGAAAAAATATCGGGTGCTTGCCCCTTATAGAAGTAGTTAAACAGGCTGACTATTTTGACTCCAGCCAAGACGTTCACCGGGTCCAGTACGAGTCTGGTTCCCAGGTTAAGCCAGCCCGGAGCGTAGACAACATCATTATCCGCCAGGACTAAGACTTCTCCGCGAGCAGCATAAATCCCCATGTTGTTTGCATGGGATACGCCTTTCGGTTCATCCGAATTCGTTACCGTTTGAACAAAGATCCCTTGGTCTGGCTGGTTATGCTTTTGACAAAGCGCGTGAAGCACGCTCTTTGTTTCTTGGTTGCTACCGTCATCACACAGCAGCACCTGTACAGGTGTGTATCGGACTTGCTGAAGAAGCGACTCTACTGACTTCCAGGTCAGTTTGGGACGGTTGAAAACGGAAACAATGACAGAAACAAGAGGATTCTTTTGCATAAGAAGACGCCCCGGACATTATGCCACGGGGCGTCTTTGACTTCAACGATCTTTTGTAGATTAGCTGAGGTACATGTACTGAACGGTGAACGGGTCTCCCTCCATGGGGTACGCCTGACTTCCAGAGGTGCACCAGACTGTGGCGCCATCCAGAGCCCAGCGAGATTGTTCCTGCGGCACATCGGCGGTAACGAGGAACGCACTGGCCTGGTTGACCGGGATGTTAGACAAGACCCAGGCTGTTCCGCTGGTACTCACATACGTGGAGTTCAGGACCTCGAAGGCCCAGACAGGGGGGTTGGTGAGTTTCGAGTAGGCCAGCCCTGAGACGTGGGCATCGTCGACGGCACCTGCGGTGATGTGCGCAGAATCAACAGCGTTGTTCGCTAGCTTGGCTCCTGTGACTGCAGCGGCACCTAGTGCGGTCGTATCCACGGCCCCTGCAGCGAAGTGCTCGGCGTCGATTGACCCGGCAGCGTAATGTTCGGAATCGATGGCATCGTTAGCCACGTGGGTTCCGAGGATGTCACCCGGTGCCAAAGCTCCAGAAACAGCTCCCACAGCGAGGTGTGCGGCATCAATTGATCCAGCAACGTAGTGTTCGGAATCAATGGCAGTGTTGGCGATCTTCGTTCCCGTGACAACCCCATTGCCAAGAAGTCCGGTGCCAATGGATCCAACTAAACCTTGTGTACCCAATCTGATTGCCATGGAGATTACCTCTCTTTGATATCCGAGTTAGCTGTAGGCTGCTTTCCAGTGTCCCAGCTAGAGCCAACTAGAGTTTACCATAAAACTAGAAATCAAAGAGGCCTACTGGTACCCTTGTAAAAAAGGAGGCTCCCTGTATGAAAAAGTCACAATTCCCGTTCTACACTCCACCTGAGGAAGAGCTGTGCAAGAAGCTTGGCGCTATCAGTGTTACCCTTCGCCAGGTAGTTTTGTGTCGCGATGTTCCGCATCTCAACATGCGGGTCCGGGTTCTCTGGCTTCTCATGAATCCCGACATCGGGGGGGTATGGCGGCGACATCCTAACCCGCCTACGTCCTGGCTGCTTGCGATTAGCGGCAAAACCTATACTTTGATTCAGGAAGGCGTCAGCCTGGAAGCTGGGAACTCCGCCACAGATCCAACCACAGCAGCTGCTCTTTTGATTGGCCAACAGACGCTTCATCTTGGGTACTTGGCCGAATCAGACCCAGACGCCTTGCCTGATGCCCTTCGAGAGGCCGCCCCCATGAATGAGGTTGAAGAGATCCTTGACGCCGGCGTCAAGGAAGAAGAGGAGGATGATCAAGTGGTTGCATCTACAGCTGGCGAAGATGGAGAGCCTGTTAATGAAGAGGCATTCTCTGAAGAGCCCGGACAGATCGACGGGCAAGAGATTGTGATCGAGTCAGCGGATGACTTCGTGTTCGAAAACGAAGAGGAAGCGGTCCCTGAGCTTCCCCCTCCGCCGCCCAAGAGGGGCGGACGGAGAGGAAAGAACAAGGCCTAGTCGTCCAGGCCATCCACATACTCGATATTCTCTTGGGTTGCTTCTTCTTTGAAGCTTGCTTTCTGCTCGATTTCTTCGTCACTGCGAACTCTGGGGACATACCCCTTGTTGGCAGCTTTGATCAATTCCTTGGCATTCTCAATCGCCTTGGCTGCTGTTTTTTCTCCTAGAACTCCCTCGAGCTGTTGTCGGTTAGCTCTTAGGAGATCCTGTAGGGTCTTGATTCCAGCTCGCCACAGCACCACGGCTCGTTTACCTCCAATGCCGTCGATGGTGCAGAGGTCAACTAGACCATCCTTTACGCCGTACTTGACCCTGAGTGCAATTCTCTTGGGGTCCACAACGATGCTGCAAGCTTGTCTGACGGCGTGTAGAAACGTGCCCGTTCTTTCGATATCAGCACGTATTCCGTAAACCAGAGGACCAAAGTTCCACTCTCTTGGGTCTACGTTCAAGGACTCGATGTAGGCAGAAGCCACTTTGGCAACTCCACCAGACCCATACTGGACCCGAAGTTTGTACTGATCTGTTGAGGAAATAAAACCATCTTGGTTTGACTTGACGTCAGCTAGAGCAATTGCGATCTCTTCGTCTCTGGCATCCTCTTGAAGACGGCGGAAGTTCTTCACCCAGCCATAGGCATCATGGACGTCCATGTACAACTTTGAGGCTGTCTGTCCCAGAAAGGTGGCAGTCCATGGGCAGGTTTTGTGGACCATCCCATACTGAACAAGCTGAGCTACGGCAGCCTCCAAGACATCCCAGTCCACAGTATTCTGAAACCTGGCAAAGGTATGTTCGTACCAGTCTTGCAAGCTCTCTTCATCCATGACCTCTTCGGCGACGATGCTGGCCAGGATGTGGAAGGCCAGCTGTTTAGATATCTGAGAGTTCACGTAGCAAGGTCCGGCGAGCTGACGCTCGATGGCCCGCTTCTTATCGGGCACGCAAAAGATGTGGACGTACCCCTTCTTGTGATACTGAGGACGGCCAGCTCGACCAGCCATTTGCCGGCGGATACTTTGGCCCATGGGAGTAATACCCAGCTTTTCATGGACAATTGCCACATGCTCCGCGGGTAGGTTGCAGCCAATAGCCAGTGTTGTGGTGGCGGCAATGGCTCCCAGAGAGCCTTCCCTGAATCGCTGCTCCACACTCTTTCTCTCTGACCTGTCTCGATCTGCGTTATGAATGCCAACTTCAACATCAAGTCCCGCTTTTTGGACACGCTTGACGAACTTGGTACACCACATCTTATTACCTGAGAAGAACAAGCACTGAGCCTCACCCAGACTTTCCAGGAGGTCAACAGCTGCGTCAAGCCGGGCGTTCTCTTCGACCCAGTAGCTCCCGTTTGGGATGGTATGCCAGATGTACTCGAGTTTGACGGCCCGCCACTTCGAGGTGTAAGTCTTGGTGAGTCTTCCGGTCACCTCGTCCAGCCATGCCTTGATATTGCTGACATTGTCCATTGTGGCTGAGAGCGCCAGGATACGGCAACCATGAATGTTCTTGCCAAACCGCATGATAGCTGCCTCGAGTTTGTCTCCACGACTTGGGTCATCAATCGTGTGAAACTCGTCAATGATCCAGGCGCCACCTTGGAACAACCAGGCGTTGTTTTCTGAACTACGGTTTCGAATCCTGGCGTCCATCATTTCTGGAGTCATCAGAACGATGTCAGCCTTATCTAGACTCATTTTCTTTCTCTCGGAAATAGTGTAGTCCCCTGTGAGGACTTCCACTTTTGCGTCAGGAAAGAAGGCTCGGCACTCATCAAGCTTCTCTTCCACCAGGGCCTTCAGAGGCCCCGTGTAAAAGACCTTTCGCCTGGGGCCCTCAAGCGGGTTGAGGGTCATGGCGATCAGAGCTAACATGAGTTCTGTCTTACCACTACCAGTCTCGGCGCAGACAACCAGGTTGGAGTCTATGTCCTCGAGAACCAGCGGGATGGCTCCCGACTGCATCTCGTTATACTCGGAGTAGGGCCGAGTCAGCCCGTAAGGCGATACAACTTTTGTCGAAAGTCCCACTGTGGAATCCTCCCGCTTGCCAGGTGAGCATAGACCCGCCGGTCTATGAGCATGGCATGTTCTTTCCTCTCCCTGACAATTGCCTGGGGGGTATCATTAGCGTCCTTGAGTTCTACTCGGCCAAGTCGTGTTGGTAGGGGGGCAATGCGTACTTCAATATCGTGAGCCCAAAGCTCATCAATCTGACGAATCAAGTCTTTGGGTGATAGGCCCCGGTTGTCGGGGATGAGACAAACTTGTTTCACCCCGGCTTGTAACATGAGTCGGACCTGAGCAAAGTGGATTTTCTTACCAAAGACACAGACCGCAGTAGGTCCAACCCAGATAGCATCAAACACACCCTCTAACAGTTCGACACGACCATTGCCTGCTGTTGTTGCAGCTTCCAGGTTAAAAACTGTAGTACTAGCAACTTTTGGGCTGATAGCAGCAACTGAGTTGTAATACTTGTTTGGCTGCTTTCCGGTGATGTCTCTTCCCACAAAGTAGACACACCGACCCTGTTCAAAGATAGGGACCATGACTCTATCGAAAATCTTGGTTCGCCACTTGGGTTGTCCCTCATGTTGAGCGAATCGGATTCGATAGTGGCGTATTACTTTTGCTGAAAACCCTCTACCTAGTAGATAGGCAAGAGCATCCGCATGTCGGAAGATGTCATCAAAGAGTTTCTCCCAGGCAAAGAAGGGGAGCTTTCTTGGAACCCACTTCTTGTTCGTGACAACAAGGTCTGATTTGGCGAGTTCCTGGGCCTCATCATCAGTGTACCCAAGAACTTCACGTAGGTATCCTCGGACTGTGTTCTGGGGCCAAGAAAGGTGTCCCTTGAAGCAATGGACTCTGCCTGTCTTCAGGTTGAAGCCAAGTTTTGGGGAGTCTCCTCCACATTGAGGGCAGACTGCGTTGAACCAGTCCCCAGAGCGTCCTTGAACATCAAGCCTTTCAAGAGCTTTCGGGACGTGCTGGATGCTCATCTATTCGGGGTTCGTCCAGCACGGAGCCTGGACATCCACTGGTCTACTGTTTCTCCACGCCGTAACTGGTCCTCGCGTCGTGATCGTTGAGGCTTAGTTCGTGGTTGCAATACTTTGGCTTCAACGGCATCCTGTTCCAAAGACATGAGCAAGTCAGTCCGGTTCAACTTTCCTTGAGGGGACACGTTCCTGTATTTTTCCTTTGGTTTCTCCGCCCGAAATTCCTTGGGCAGAGTTTTTTCTCCGTCTTGCTCTGTTTCACAAGCGTAGCAAAGCCCTGTATAGCTATCACTTGGAGCTTCTTCCTCGTTGCATATCCAGCAGATCGCTGCCATTTTCAGCTACTCCTTGAACTTGAGCTTCCCAGACTGAACAGCTGTATCAAGCGCCTTGTCGATTTCCTTTGGGCTGTGCTTGTCAGGAAAGCGTGTAAGGACCTCTCTGCGGAACTCTTCTCTCGTAAGCAACTCAGGCTGGCTGTCAAGACACGCCTCTGGCTGCTGCAGGTGTGTCCGAATCTTGGTTGCGTTGATCAACACCCTATCCAGAAGCATCTTCTGGTCCAAACTCAAGTGCTTGGCAATTTCTGAGTTCTGTTCCAGAGACATCAAGAAGTTGGCCTGGTCCAAAACCAGGGTATAAAACAAGTCATCAAAGTTGCTCATTCAGATCTTCTCCGTATGATGTCACGAACATCCTTCTCTGCCCAAGTGCTGATGGCGTTGTAAGCACTGATCAGCAGTTCCTTCTGCCGAGCAGGGTTGTCTCGGTTCTTTCCCAGGAATAGGCGGGCCTGGGAAGGGATGTTCTTTTCTGGAATCCCCATCTGGTACTCAATCAGGGACTGGCAGAAAAAGATAACCACATCTGCGATGTGTGCCTTCTTGAAAGAGTCTCCAAGATCATCCAGGTCCAGCTTGTCTTTGTTTAATGCTGCTCTGATTGACTGAGAAGCAGTCCAGCATGGAATCTCTAGTTCTTGACAAAGATCAAAGATGTCTTGGTAGATGTCTCCAATCAGGTCATAGTTGGAATCAATTCTTCTGGCCAGCACGGGCCGCATCTTGTCGGCGTAGTCAATGACCAATAAGTCGGTCTTAAAGCCATCTCTACTCTCCATCAAACGAATATCTGCCAGCAAGTCCTCTGCGTTGCAGGGTTTCTTGTACTTCTTGAAGCGTATCTTGGCCTTGGTACTACCATAGAGGCTGTTCCAGCGTTCGATGGTGCTGCGTGGCTTTAGCTCGAGCCACTTTCTAGATCCCGGAAAAACCCATGGGGTAACTGCCCCTTCTTTGACTGGTTGGCCCAGCAGACAACTGTCCATCTTGGTTCCGATCTTTTCAAAGTTTTGCTCTCTGGAAACGTAGAACACGCTTCGGTTGGATAGCAGCACTGCATTGATCGTGAATTGCACCAGACCTGTTGTCTTCCCTCGTGATGGTCCTGCAGTGATGACCCCAAGTTCCCCAGGGCCAAGACCCCCACCGAGCCAGGTATCCAAGGTAGGTAGACCAGTTGGGACTTTGATGTCAGGAAGCTGCTTTCGCCAGTTATGTCGGAGCAGAACCTCGTTTCTTGAGCCAATGTCCCTGGGGTGATCCTCATCCCCAACACCCACCTCAACAGCTTCCTTCATTGCCTTCTTGATTTCATCTATCTTTCCGGCGGGTAAGAGTTCAGTCTGGATTTTTATAGCTGCTAGTTCAATAGCTCTAGCTTGGATGAACTCTAAGTAAGAGGTTCGAAGATGTCCGGTTTGACCTGTCAGATCTGTAGAAGCTGCTTGCTTAGCTTTTGCAACAACTTCCGCATAGAAATCACTGTCTTCTAGCTGACTGAACTTTTTGGAAGCTCTAAGTCGATGGATACTCTCAATCAGGGTATCTTGCCGCGGTAGTACTTGGTGCCTTTTCCACCAGTCAAGGATGGCCCGGCAGACAAATTGCTGTGGAGCACTTCGGTAATACTCAGGCTTGATTCTACTGCTGTAACATCTGAGGAAGTCCTTGTCCTGACAGAGGAAGGCAAGGGATTCCATGGTGTAAGCTGAGCTCCAGGGGAGCGTTTGCGTTCCTCGCAAGTCCATACCTGTCTCCAAAGTGCAGTTAGACGTTGTCTTAGTGCTGGATTTTCTTTCAGGTCCCACCAGGCTCGTCGAAGCCAACTTTCTTCAGGGGGATCTTTTTCGAGTATCCTGGAAACTTGATCCGGGTCCGATAGAATGAAGTATGAAGAAAGTTTCAGCCCAGCCGACTCGTAGACCTCATGCTTTTTCAATCCCAAGTTCAAGTAGGCTTGTAACAGCTTAGCTGATTGTACAAACGGCATCGTGTACTGTGCTTCAAGAGTGAGCTGATAGTCAGCTTTTCCAGTATGGTACTGCCGGTGTTCAAAGAACCGAGACTGCTGGTACCTATAGCCCGCCTTAGCCCCAGACAGTTGTTGCGGTGTAGGTAGGCCAAGGGTCAGGAATTGTACTCCAATGAACTGCTCTGGGTCAGCTTCCATCCTCCGAATGGTTTCAGCCGCTCGAGCAAAGTGATTCCAGGACTTACACGCAGAAGGGTTACCTGGATTCCACCCCATGTATTGTCTTCCAGTTTTTCTCTCTATGTTCTTAGAGTAGAGCTGGATTATTTGAACAATCTGCTCGTGGATCTCCTTGTCAGAAAACATTACTCCTCCAGGAGAGTTAGAGGCTCATCCACTCTGTGGATGACTGCAACCTTGGTGCTTCTGTAGATGTGTTCTCTCCGGATGCTGTGCTCCAAAAGCTTGTAGTTCCATCGGTTTTTGAAGTCCGTTACGTAATAGGTGTTGCTTCCACTCTTTACCATCTGCCCCCGACCAAGAATCTGAAGAAGCTCGTCAATTGCTTTTCCGCCACCAGCCGGGATGATAGCCTTCAGACTTGGAAAGTCGATTCCGACATTGAAGATCGGGGTAGAGATCAGAATCGCTCTCTTCCCTTCATTGAAAGCTTTCCTTTCAGCTGTTCTCGTAGCGACCTTATCATCTCTATCCAGGAAGACCGCATCAAAGTCTCCGAGCAAGTTCAGAAGCTTCAGTCCATGCCGCTTCGTGTCCACAGGAATCCAGGTAGGAAACTTTTGCTCAACGTACCACTCGCAGTCGTTTCTGATAATCCACTTGACGTAGGGGTTATTTTCTACCCCCCAGAGGAATGCCCACTGGTAGTAAGCCAGTCGAAGCTTGTTCCTCTGCCGCATGATTGCCCTGGCCTTGAAGAAGTCCAGGTCCTTCAGATCGTGGTCCCCTTTGAACGTAAACGGGTTTCCGGGAGGTGGATGCGCCAGGACCTCCTCATCTGTTGCAGGTGGGATGCTTCGGGGAAAGATATGTGCGGTAGAAATCCTACCAGCTTTTTTTAACTCAGCAGAAGTTACTGTGGAGATGGTGTAGCCAGAAAGGCCAATTGCAACGCTGTTGCGGTACTCGTCCTTATTGAGTGGGGTTCCAGAAAGGAAAATACGGTGCCTGGTTGGAATCTTTTCAAGGACTTTGCTGACGCTCTCCGCTGAGGCGCATTGGCAATTATGTACTAGAATCCCGTTAGCAAAATAGTTGTTGTTATCTGCTACTTCGAGATTATAGACAAAACTTGGACCAGACAGCTTTGGAGGTTGTTTAAGACCTCCGAGTTCTTGAATCTCAATACTTTCCACCCAAGTCCAGCCAAGGCAGAGTCTTTCTTCTTGTCTGCTGCCTTCCGGGAGTAATGGCTGCCCCCATCCACTTCGATTGCAACTTTGAGGCTTGTGTTTCCAATGTCTATTTTGTAGTATGTTGGGTAACCCGGTCTTCTCGGTCCCAGCGATACAGGGACCTCCATTTTCCAGCCCAGTGCAGAGGCCAGAAGGAGCTGCGCTGTGGTAGGTCCTTTTCCATTTCCCCCACGAACAAGAGGCTTCCACTCTCCAAGGCGCCTTTTGGTAGCGATTTTCTCCTTCACACCCAAGATGTGTATAGGGTTGGCCCGTGTCATTTTCTCGGACAGTATCTTTTTGTGCCTGTCTGTAAGTTTCCGACTTCGTCTTTCTTGATCCATCCATAAGTCCCGATGTGTGGTAGAGCAATAGGCCCGATTTGATCGAACTCTTTCTCTGGAAAATAGGCCTTTTTGTCCATGTAATTGGACCTGTTTCTGGCATATGATACAAGGCAGTGTTACTGTCTGTGCCCGGCTTTTCCGTTGTGCAGTTTCGCAAGGCTTGGAACAGGTCTTCCTGGGAGAACTGCTTGTAAATAGTTTCTGGCACTGAAGACAGGTTGCCTGCCAAGTGTTGTTGATAAACATGCTTTTCTCCTTGCAGTGGCACTCTGGTAATCAGAATACTACCACAAGTAAGATTCTCCGAAGTAATATACTTGGACCTGTTTCCTATCTTTACAAGGATTGGGTGATTAGGGGTACAGGAAAGCGATGTTCCATTAGCTAGTTGTAGACGAATGAGTCTTGAGGCATGGCGCTTGAAAACCCGGAGAACAGTTTTCTTTTCAATTTGCCCTGTTTGATGATTTATTGATTCAACAAAGTCTCCGGAGACATATGTCTCAATTGCCTTGTTTCCAACGAGAGTCCCTGCTGGCAAACATTCATCAAGCATCACTACGCCTGTCTTTTCAGCAAGTTCTTCGAACTTCGGCTTGTAGCGGTACTTGTAGAGAGTCTGAACCATTGCCACAGTAACTCGCTTCTCATCCCATTTCGACCAGCCTCGGATACTCCCCAAGGGCTCCTGTAGGTGCTTGGTTATTTCCTCCACAAGCTGATCAAATAGATCACTTGAATTGACCAGAATGAGGATGCTCTTGTTATGGTGGAACTTGGCCAGTGCCGACATGACCCGGGTTTTTCCAGATCGGGTAGCTCCCTTCAGGATGCCTCGGGTATCCGCCCGAAGTGCGGCTTCAATCATTCGGATCTGCCAAGGAAATAAAGACACCCCGTCGTTGAGGTAGTTTGCCGGAATTGGTGTCGTTGTCCCGCAGGGCTCAGGTGTCCCCTCTACCTGGATTACCAGGTCATGTAAGTTTCCCTGAGCCTGTAGTCTTGGAAGCAGTCCCGTGAGAAAACGACCATGCTCGGAAACAAGGCTCTTGTACCCGTCCCAGAGCCTGTTGCCTTCTGCATCCCGCATCTTGTAGCGGGGATTGAACTGGTAGCCTGCCGGATAGGCACGAAGGATCCTACGAGCGATTTTCTCCTCCTCGTCAGATGCCTCGACAGCCTGGCAGAACACAGGACCCCACTTGATTCGCATTTGATCTCCAACCCTGGCCGGCGTCGGCCAGGGTGGTTGTTCAAGTTACTGTCCGGTAGCCCGTTGAAACTGGTCTGAACCCATGGCGTGGACATCCTCTTCCGGACGCTGCTTGAGCATGTCTCGGATCTGATGACATTTCCCCGGGCACGCACAGGCGTCCGCTGACCGGCCTCTTTTGTGATCAGGCGAACAGCGAAAGCAGCACGGAATCGTGGGGTAGTATTCATCCGTGTTTGCAGCCAGCAACGTATCCAGCATTTCATACAGGTCAGCGCCTGCTTCGGCGGGCATGCACAGCTTCTGGAACTGGTCATCTTTCATGATGACAGGCTTGTCCTCGGCCTTTCCCAGGCCGGTAACGGCCCAGTGGCCCGGGGGCACCGAAAGCGCTCCTGAAGGGCCACGGATTTGACCTGTTAGGTTCTGCTCTGCGTGAACGATGAGGGGACGCAGTCTATACTTGGACATGATGATTCCTATTCTCCTAGCATCCTTGAAGCCACACGATCAAAGTAGGGCAATGCGCCCAAAACTTCTGATAGCAGGCCTGGGTTATCACTGAGAGCATCCTGGATTGATCCAACAGAAATCTCTCCAACTCCCTCGAGTACCAATGTCATGACTTGGCTTTGGAGCTCAGCTGTTGATCCTTCACCATGAGAAAGATCCATCAGCTCCAAATTTCGTATCAGTTTTTCTATTGCTTGAGGTAAGAACACCAGTTTGAAGTCTGGGTCTTTTCTGAACTCTTCCCTCCTTTTGAAGAGATCCCCAAGATCTCTGCATTTGGCCAGAATTGGCCAGATTCTTCCTTCGCCTGGCTTCTTGCCGCTAATCCCCCCAATTCCAGGAATGTTGTCAGAACTGTCTCCTGTGATTAGCCGCTTTAGCAAGAACTGAGCTCCGGACTTCACATGCAGAAGATCCCGGACTGTGCGTTCACTAATGACTTTGACTTCACCGGAAAGATCCAGGATGACAGATACAGTAGGGCTTACCAACTGGACGAAGTCTTGGTCGGTACTGAGGATGATGGTGCTGTCATCTACAAATACCTGACAGGCAGCGTAGATCAAGTCATCCCCTTCGTGCCCCTCCACCCAAACCTGGGGGATACCTAAGGCAGGAAAAACTTTAAGTCTGAGCAAGCTCATCTGCTGGTAGATTGCTTCGGTTTCTACAAGACCTTTTTTCTTGCTTCTGTTGGCCTTGTACGTTGGCAAAAGCGCCAGTCTTCGTGCGCTTTTCTTGGCATCCCAAAAGATTGCCAAGCGGTCTACACTGATGTTCTTCAGCCGTTTAATGAGATGCTGTAGAAACGGGCCTACTATGTCTGGCTCTCCCCGGATGTGAGCAAATTTCCAGGCAAGAGAGGGACCGTCTACCCAGAGGTTCATTCAAGTACCGCACCTTCAGGGGGACTCTCAGAGTTTTCCTTGACGCCGGCGTCAACTCCCTTAACCTCTGGAATGTCCCCGTCATCCTCACACTCGATAGCCTCGAGACCGAGGTCAGAGCCAGTCATTGTTTCTCGGGTCATCCTCAAAACGTCTGCCCACTGCCTGGCGTTGCTCCGCTGTTGGAAGTACCAGGCCAAGTCAAAGAGATTCTTGTCCTCAACTATCGTTCCGTCAGGCAAAGTAATTCTTGGGTTCTTGAATCCAGGCTCGAATCCTGTACCTTCCTTCTTCCCATCACACTTGACTCGGCCCTGTTCGGCCAAGTAAGTCAGTACGCTTTCATAGTCGTTGAACCCAGTATGGAATCTCCCTACGTCTTGGTAGTAGTACGTGTAGGGGAAATTCGAGTAGGCACCACCGAAGCGACTCTTGGCCAGGATCAGTCGACCTCTAATACCTACCGGAATTTTGCGTTGTCCTTGCTTGAGGTGAATCTTCCCTTTCCGCATGAACTGAAGCTGAAAGCTTTCGGCGTAGTCCTTAGCCTTGCCTGATGTTCCAACAACCCTGTCCTCCTCAGCCATGTACTTGGCCTTCATCATGTTGTGCTCAATCTTAGCTACCATCTGATTGATCAGGATTACTGTGCCATGACCCTTGATGAGTGCCCCACCGAACTTCCGGATACAGGAGGCTACGACCTTAGACCTGGCGTAATTGTCCTGCTTGGCATAGTCCGGTGAGAGGTCAGCCCGGATTGGCGTTGCCGCAATTGAATCCCAAGTAAGAAGAAAGGGGACGTGCGGAAGTCCAGCCATGTAAATCAGGGCACGATCTGCCTGATCGAATACTCCTTCAATACAGGGGTTTCGAATTCCGATCCAGCCTCGGTCTACAACAACATGAAGCTTCTTGGCCATTCCTGTGTGCATGGCCTTCTCTTGGTCAAAGTGGGCAACCTTTCCACCCATTTCTTGTATAGCTGCTTCCAGGCACAGGAGAAAGGCGGTTTTGCCATCACTAGAACCACCATTGGCCTCTACAACCCTTCCTTGGGGGATACCCCCGTTTTTGATGAATACCTTCCCAGAAGCTTCGTCAAAGACGACTTCTCCTCCGGAGGCCAGATTCACCAGGGATAACGGAGTAGGGATGAACCCGGGAACGTCCATCTCATAAACACCAAGGACTGTTGCTTCTTTGGGGCTTGTTAAGTTCGGTACTTTCCAGCCCTTTGGGGGAGCTGAAGGAGCAGCCCCTGTTGCTCCATAGTAGACCTGTGATGTTGTATCAGCCTTTTTCAGAATGTCCGTCAGTTCATAAAAGAGAAACTCATCCAGTTCGTCCCGGGAATACGTCACCACAGCTTTCTTTTGCTTCCTTGCCATTTCGCTCCTTGGGGGGCGGGGGCCAGGCGAACCTGGCCCCCAATGAGGTCACTTCTTGGCGACAGACCTCAGCGGTGGTCTGACACCAGCCGAACGGACCGCCGGCTTGGACGCAACTGCTGTGAGTTTTGGTTTGGCCGCAGCGGCTGCTTTCGCTGCCTGGGCCTGGGCTCGCTTCTGCTCTTCCTTGAGCATGGCGTCAAGCTGGGCCTTGCTCGGCAAAGCTGTTGCTTCCTCGGCAACTGGATTGCTTTCTTCCTCGAGCTCGTAGGTAGGCTCATCTTCCGGAAGCAGTTCGTCTTGGAGAGCCTCTTCCTCACCTGTCTGAAGCTCTCCCCCATTCTCAGCTTCCTCAGTGTAAGGCTCATCTTCCGGGACGAGGTCCTCTCCACCGTCACTGGCAAGTGCTTCCTCTTCAGAGGTCTGGCCTTCATCCGGGTCTAGAGGCTCCTCCGCACCCTCGATGATTCCGCCATCGTCATCTATGATGGCTGCTTCTTCCTCCGTCCCGGGTCCTTCACTCAGGATTGCAAGTGCTCTATCATAGGCATCTCGCACCGCAGCTTTGTACTTGGGAGGAATCTTGAACGTGTCCGCAAGATCCGAGGGGCTCTTGATCGGGATGACCTTGCCAGGGGACGGAGAGGAAGCGATGAGCTCCTGCACCCACTCTTCATCAGCCCCTGCAAAGCCTGCCAATCCAGGAGGGACCTTCTCGATGAGGACTTTGCCGTCAGCGCCAACGATCTTGTTACCATTGGCATCCTTCTTTACCCGCCGAGTCACGAGCTGGAAGTTGTCATAGACTGTGCGCTTGTCTTCCTTGTCCGGGTCATAGTCGAACGCAACCCCATAGGAAGTCTCGACATCACCCAGCGTGAAGCCGTTCACAGCGAGCTTGCCCAACTTCTTGAATTGAGAAGGGCTCATTGCCCAGGTGTGAACCCCCTCCTCACCCCTGATGTAGGCCCAGATGAGGTTGTTCATCTTGGGCTCGAGTGAACCCGCAAGCTCCAGCGCCAGGCCCTGTCCTTCACGCTCAAGGGCAGCCCGGTAGACACAGGCCACGCAAGGCACAGGCCGTTTGATTCTGGTTTGCGGATCGATATAGGAGTGTGTCATCCGATTACAGATGGCTGCTCGGTACTCTTTTCCTTTGAGCTCATGCTTGCCTTGTGGCAGGAAAGGCTTGCCAGGATGGCCGGGAATCGGCAGGGGGAAGAAGAAATACTTTCCTTTCTTCTTTGGCTTCCAATTCCTTCCCGTATTCGACCGGGCGAAGAATTCTTCGGATTCTCGTTCTGCGTCTTCTGATGTCCAACCCATGAGGACTCCTTTTATTTGGTCCCGTAGTAGTTCATGTCCTTCGGATCCCCCCATGTTTTACAAGCCCTGATATCCACTTTCGTAGGAACTTGCATCCAGGTGGGAGCGTCTTCCATGATAGTCTTTTGTATCTGGTATACCTGATCCCTTTCTTTTGGGGGGCACTCAGTTCCAATGTCGTCATGCACCAAAAGAATGGGCCTGGCCTTGAACCCGTGTTTTTCCAGAAAGTTCCAGAGTCTTACTATCGCTTTGAGTGTGATATCTGACGCAGGTCCTTGTACCTCATGATTGAAGCCTTCTCTGAAGGCTGCGTTTATAAGACTTTGCTTGTTGGACCAAACACCAGGGAACTTTCGAATACGCCCATCTACATTTTGTACGTACCCGTTCTTTCGGATGAACTCGTGGCATGCCTCGATGTAGTACTTGACCTCAGGATAACGGGCAAAGATCCCCATTACAATCTTTGCTGCTTCTCGATCACTGATTTCCAGAGCAAGTGCCAATCCGTGAACTGTCTTTCCGTAGATGATGGAAAACAAAGCTGTTTTGGCGCGTTGCCGCATCTCATATGTGACTTTCTCCGGTGGTATACCAAAGATGGTTGAGGCGGTCATCCTGTGGACATCCCCCTTGCCGGTTATCAGATCAAGAATGAGTTGACGACACTTCGTGATGGACGCCAGTACCCGAAGCTCAATACCTGCATAGTCAGCATCAACGATGTAACCACCTTCCCAAGATGAGATGAACATCTTCTTGAGGGTGATCCCTTTTCGAAGAGTTCCATCTTTCAATAGAACGTAATCACACCCAGGTTCATGGAAAATCTCCATGGGCTCACCATGATTTCTGTCATCGTCCTTTCTGGTGAAACCTAGACAAACAAGCTGCTCCTCCCCGAGCTCTTGTTCGAGACTGGTAAACTCGCTCTTTGTCAGTTCAAAGAAGTAGGGCCTGGAAGGAATGTTCATCAGGTTAGGATCCCTGGAGGCCAACCTTCCTGTTCTTGGGCCTGCAGCAGTGAAACTGGTATGGACCTTTCCATCCCACTGGATATGCCCGTCTTCTGAATCCAGGAAAGAGTCGACAAAGGTTCCCTTTGCCGTACCTACCTTGCTCCACTTGAGGAGTAACCTTGGTAGCCCTTTGTGCTTGTGCGCCAGGTTCTCCAAAGCTACGGCGTCTGTCGAGTAATCCTTCCAGGAGAGCTTGTCCAAGGGGAGAAGCCCACTGGTTATCTTCTTTTGACCTCCTTCAGTCAGTCGGAAACCACCTGTCTCTTCATATTCCTTACCAGAGAGACGATAGCCCAACCTTCCGTATAGCAACTCTGCAACTTGAGCCCCGGAATCTGGGTTAAACTCGGGCCAGTCATTGAGTTCTGGCTTCTTCAGGATGTCAGCTCGTAGTCGGTCCAACTCTTGTTGAAAGTGCCCTTGAGCGTAAGTGAGAAACAACCTGTCAACTTGGACTCCTCGAGCCATCATCTTGGACAGCACTGAGAAGGCGGGCTCCAAGGTCTCCTCATACACCTGCATTGTTCCCCGCTTCAAAACTGCGGGCGTTTCAAACTTCTCCTCCAGCCAGCGTGTTGCGTGGGCGTCAACACCATTGTACATGGCCAATCCACCAACAACTTCACAGGTATCTCGAGTTATTGGCGCCGGCTTGATCGGTTTCTTGTGAACGGTTTTCTCTCCGGTCTTGGTCGTCTCTGTCCACTGACTTGCTCGCACTGCCTTTACCAACAGCTCTTTAATCTTGGCCTGTGCTGCTTCAGTCGCCTGGTTGAAATCTTGAGTAGCTTTGAATACCTTCCGGAGATAGCGCCTTCCACTTTCAAGTGCCTTCGTCTGAAGGGGTGCCAGGTATTCGCTCAAGTCCTGAGAGTAAGCAACATTGACTTCCCTTGTCTTTTCTACATCCAGCTCCTGCTGATACACGATAAGCGGAATATCTCCGTACCTACGGTCTTTTTTCTTGAGTCCTCGGAGATACGTCTCTGAAAGCTCTTTCCAGCCCCGGTAAGGTGTTTTCCAGGAGAGAAGTTCCAGGTTATGTCGAACTGTTTCATCTCTTTGTGCGTCCAGGTGCAGTGTGTCCAGAACACGTCCAGCCAACTCCACTCCAAGGTGAGACCACAACACCTGATACTCGTAGTAGACGTTGTGCACTACCTTGGTGAGATGCTCGGCACGAGCAAACTCCCTGATGTATTCGAGGGCCTCTTCCCTCTCTGAAACTGTTAATGGAGACTGCTGATGAAAAAGCGGAACGACAAAGGTTCGGTAGGGTAGATCATCAACAGGAGGCCCATAACCTTCTCCCCAGGAGAAGCCACAAGAAAGAACTTGAAAGCCAGGCTTTTCTGGCCGTAGCCCGGTAGCCTCAAAGTCAAAGGCTACCTTCTTTGGGGTAGCATCCAACATCAAGGCCATCTCCTGCCGGACCTCATCTATTGTCACGCAGATATGGACGTTGTCCGGAAGAACGACTTTTGGTGCCCCGTTTCTTGAAATCTCCAGAACGGTGTTCAAGTCATCGGCAAATTCGCCTAGACTTTGTGGGTTCTTTTCTCGTAGAAGCTTTGCTGGATGCCAGGTTGGAACATAGTAAACACCCCTCCGCTCAAACCATTTTCCTCGGTTGTTTGCAACGGAACTACCTTTTCCAATTGATCTAAGCGCTGTAGCTCCAGCTAGCAAGACAACCTTTGGTCTGGCCGTCTTGATTTCTGCAGCCAGGGCAGGTGAGCAAGCCTTGATAACTGCTTCGTCAGGGGTGTTGTTGTTTGGTGGACGACACCTTACCGCATAAGTGTAACGAACCCTGGAGCGGTCGAAACCTACTTTTTCCAAAGCGTTCTCGAGGGCATCCCCGGAATCGCCACAGTTGTGAACTACAAATCCGTTGGCAAGGAAAGTTCCAGTCGTTGTCTTGACATCTACAACAAGTTTGGGTCCTGCGGGGTAGATACTTTGTACTTTGGCCTTGGCTCTAACTGTACCCCGAATTTGCATCGGATTTCTTTGGAGTACAGACTCAAAGTCTGAAATGAGTCTTTGGGCTGGGCAAAGTGAGAGGAGTCTAATTGCTTCTTGTGGTCCCCCCTTAACTCCAACTCTTCCACAAGTGTTGTCTTTGTACCTAGCCTCTTCTCGAACTCTGAGTTCGAAGCCACGCTCCTTGAGTAGAGTCTCTGCTCGATCAAGTAGGGGACCTAGATTCTGGGAAAAACCGATGTGGCCTCTTGAGTGGATGTTGTCTTTCTTTGACCCAAGAATATGACCCTCCTCGTCAAGAAAACCAGCAAGCCAACCGGCGTCAAAAGAGGGTTCAATATGTGTAGGAGGGACTAGGTAGATTAGAGAGGATGCTCTCTTTGTGGTGTTCCTTGACTTGTTCTTTCGCCACAGTGACTGCAACTGATCAAGACGAAGCCACTCGGCCTTTCTTGTTCCTTTGGTAAGAACTCGGTGTTCCGGGGTTCCAGTAAGGTGTCTCTGCTCTGTGGCTACAGTCCAGCATTGAGCTGCTCGGTGGTGAACTTCTAGTATTTCAGAAATCCTCCACCTTCTGGGTTGGAACTTGCTTGCTCCTGAAGTACTGGGTCGGCAATGTTCGTCTACTGCAATGAGACGATCTCCGACTTTTGCTTCTCCAAGAGGTTTCCACTTCAAGTCTGCGTAGAGAATTAGAGTACTCTCCTCTAGGCAGAACGGTTTTCCCTGGGCATCCTCACGATCTCCAGGAGCTTCTCCGACAACCAAAAGATCCGGTTGGTCCAGAGGACCCCGGCCTTTCATCTTGGGGGAGTGACAACCAGTATCCCGAAGGGGACACTCGGGACACTTCGCCCAGCTCGCGAATGGGCGAACAATCATTTTCATCCTCCAGGTGGGGCGGTGGCTAAGAAGCCCCGCCCCACCTTAGGTTATCAGTCTTCGAGAACCGCCTCGGTTGGAGCAGCCTTGTCGGCCTTCTTCGGAGCCTTGCCAGCCTTGCTGATCAGCAGCTCCACAGCATCGGCAGCAGCCCGGAGCTGAGCTGGCAGAGGCTTGAGCTCCTGAAGGTCATCAACTCCAATCTCACCGTGCTTGGCCTTCTTCGCGACTTCTTTGAGCGTGGCCAGGTTGTCGTGAAGGGGCTTTCCGATCCGCCGAACCACAGGCATCGGCTTGGCCTTGCTTTCGGAAGCCGCGACGTCCCTTCCAGTCTTCCGGGGGGCGTTAGCAGACTTCACGCCCGGCGCAGCCTTGAGCGCCACAGGGATCTCCCGCTTTGAGAGCTCGGCAAGCTTCTTGGTGACCTTCTTCCCGGAAGTGTCCATGAAGGTCACTTCACCCTTGCGAGCCAGGGCGATTGGATCGTCAGCCTTGCATACCTCGAAGAGATTCTCCTGGCTACCGCAGTTCTCCACGAGCTGGAGTGCCTCGGCACTAGGCAGGTGACCGAACTTTTCCTGAACCCTGACGAAGCGCATCAGGTGCCGGTACCCGATGTTCAGGTACTTCTGGCCCGCAGCCTCGAACGTCTCTCGGGTCAGGTTCTTGTAGAGAGCGCTGGCGATCTCAGCGATCTGCAGTGTGGGGCGCTCGAGCACTCGCTCGGCTTCTGCTCTTGCTGTGTTCAGGATCTCCTTGATGCGAAGGAATCCAGCGGCATAGCCGTCTTCCCCGTCCTTCTTGATGAGGTCCTTTTTTGGGTGAGCGCTCTGCTGAATCAAGATCTCACCCGGCTTGCTTGCAGCCTCGGTCTTGGTGCTGCAGGGCGTTCGAAGCAAGCACGCCTGGGTTTCTTCCGAGCACTCTGGAGCTTTGGGATCGTGGCTTTTGCCAAAGCAGGGAGGGTTACCCTGACCCTGGAAGTACTCAACGCCTTCGACGGTCTTGGCGCCTTTGACTGCAGTCCTGGCAGGAGCCTTGACTGCGGGAGGGGTGACCTTGGTTGTCGAAGCAGATGCCTTCGGCTTCGTGGCAGCAACCTTCTTCGCAGGCGGGGGAGTGACCTTGGTCGTCAAGGTCGAAGCTACCTTCTTGGCCGGGACGGCCTTCGAGGGGGCAGGCAGGGCTTTTCTGGGCTCTGCTGTGGGGGTGGGAGGGGTGACTGTTGCCATTGGGATGTGTTCTCCTTTCCGATTTGGTTTGGGTGGGTAGTGGGATAGTAATCCGTATCCGGACAGGCTGCAATAGGTTTGTTAGTACTTGTCGATTTTTTCTTGCTAACTCTGCTTACGACCGGGAGATGAAGGGACACCCGTACCAGGATGTTATGGTCCTTCTTCAGCTTCAGGAACAGTGCAAGTTCTCGAACGAAATCTTCCTTAGGCTTTCCTAGAACTTGACTTCTTCTTCGATCCAAAGCAATTGTAAGGTAGAGCTGATCCGGGGAAGGGGTAGCCCAACTGACCAGAGTAAAGGGGAGGCGCTCTCGAAGTTCCCCCACAACCCCCGCCCAAGTAAACTCCTCATGCCGAGCCTCCAGAAAAGCCTCAAATGGTAAATTCGAGTTTAAGTCATGAAAGGGGGCGTCAGTTAGGAGGTATTGCGAGGCCGTGTTCCACAGTTGTGCTTGAGCCTCATCAAGTGAAATGGACTCTTCCTGAACACGGTTGAGCAAGTCTCTGAACTGGGTAGCCACTAACCAAAGCCGCTCTGATGCCGTCACGGGGCGTTTGCCCAAGATCAGCCCGCGAAGAGCCATGATGCCGTGGCCCCGGCAGTACATAAGGGGTGTGGGGTTCCGTTCTGGGCAGGCATCTACCAGACAAGGAAAGTCCCCCCGCTTTCGTAGGAGGACTTTTGCCTGTTTCTTGGCAGCCCTTGCAGTTCGGTGTAGCCCGGTTCCGGTTGCGGGTGCTTCAGTTACTGGGATCTTCGGCACGAGCTGGGGCAATCCCTTCCGAAGTTTGCACGGTGTGCCTGACCTCGGGGCTCGCGTCCTGGGCGTAGGCGTGTTGTAGAACGGTATTGCCCTGTTGCACCCCATTCCGCAGGACGGCCACATGATTCGTCAGGAGCTGAGCCGCAGCCATCAGCTTCGGTGCCGCGACCTCTTCACCAGAAAGAATCCTGGAATTCAGCTCGCCAATCAGATCGGTGAAGATATCAGCGTAGTTGCTGAGTCGAATGAGAGCCTTGGCCATCTCACTGGTGTCCCATTTGCGGGGCTCTTCTGCGAGGTGCTGCTGCACCTGGTTGAAAAGCGCTGTTGCCCGGCGGAATACCACCGAGGACTCGAGAAAATTCATCGTCTGCACCTATTTCTCCTTTGCCCAAGAACCAATGTCTACAGGTTCCAGGTCTGTTCCATTGTGAACGTACTGATATTGTTCAGTTTTCAAGTTCTCATAAATCTCAGCCTGGTTACCGTACACAATGAGGTATCCAAGTAGAGCGAATTCAGCACGAACAGGCGGAGGTCTTGGGCTCTTGATCTGGTGAGCCTCAAGATGCCGCTGTAAATCACACTTGAGGATGGAGACCTCCGCTTTGTCTAGTTTCCGTTTCATAACCTAGTCTTGTCCAGATCGATGTCGGTTCCGAGTACTATCAAATCCGGAACTTGTCCGGGTCCACAGCACCGTTCACACCGTTTGACCTTTCCAGCGGCCATGTACTGATTCGTGCCCACCGTACATGGGAGTGGTGGAGAGATTCTTACGATGTCTCTTCCACATTCCTGGCAGGTGATAAGAGTATCGGGGTTTGAGCAGCTACTCCGCACAGCTCCTCCTTTTGATTCCAGAAGCCACACTCTTGCCGGTCGCAAGCGTCCTCGGCAGAGATGGCGCCCTCCATTAAAAATGTCCTGACTTCCTCTCGGCCCAGAATGCGGGCCAGATCTGTGAGCCCCTTCTTGATAGGGCAATAGGTAATCATTCGAACCCGTCGAGTTTCTTGGTCTTCGTCAGAGTGTTTGGTGCTGGCATGTCGGGAGGCATCTGACCAGTGTAACCTTGGGAGTTGAAGTTGGTCTGTGGTCCCTCCCATTGGTCTTTGTACATCGACGGACGGTGGGGCTTTTCTTTGCTCCGAAGCCTTCGTTGGTCTCTACCTGCCGGGTGTAGTCCCTCAGTAGGGCCCATTGAGGTTAGGATGGACTTCCCATCGGAACATTGCTCCTTCCACCTAATGATGGCTGTCGCTGACCAGGTTCGCCGGATACAGACTGCTCCGCAGTAGGGACAGTTGTACGGCTTATCCCGATCTGCAATCAGCCGGATCTCATCTGTGAGGGATTTGCACTGACTACAATCGAATTCGAATAGGGGCATTAACCTAGGATACCAGGGGGGTGTAACTGAAGACAAGAATTTCTTAGGAAAAACTGGAATCCCAGAAGGGACTCCAGCTCCAGACTACCAGGTAGTTAGATCTGGATTTCCTGAATCGCTGATACAAAGCGACTCTGGTTCTTCTGCATGAGGGCGAGCCCCTCTTCACCGCAGAATAGCCAGGTTGCTTGTCGGCCACCGTTCTTGTTTGGATTCCAGCAGGGGAGGATCACCCCCTGCAGGTTGCTATCATTCCGGGGGGTCGGGTGGGTCTTGGCGTAGCCATGGACCACCGTTTCCACGAACCTACCCTGTCGATCCCGGACGACCTCCACTACGGGAATCTCATCCCCGAAATAGGTCTCCAGTCCTATTGGCAGGGTGTATCCACCGGCCCGCCGCCCGTGGTTACTGCTGTCCACTTGGTGGATCCTGCACAGAAGTGCCCGCTCCTTTCCGATGTTGAGGATCGGGGGCAGCTTAAGATCCTCATCGTCCTCTCCTACGAACTTGGGGGTGTGTTTCCGTCCCACAACCGCCTCCACCACGGGGGCGGTATCAAACACCGACCGGGACACAGCCCGGTAAATCGGTGTTTGGAGCTCTGCTCCGCTGAAAAACTTCTCAGCAAGGAAGAGCCGCTCATCCGATGTATCTCCCCTGAGCTGTCCAGTGACCAGAAACGCTCTACCACCAGAGAACAGCACCGCCTGTCCAAGGAACCCCATGATTCCCTCCTTTCCTGATTGCAGCCCTCAGTCGTTGTCAGCCCCTTGTCGACTGATGGTTGCAATCCTTTCCAGTACAAAGATGCCCACTCCCAACGTGAAGTAGAGTCCCATGGACCCTCCTCTTGAGAACGGGTGGCCGACATCCTTCTTGTACCTCGAAAAATGCTCCCTAACAGTGTATCCTGGAGAACACGCTCCTACTCAACTTGATTTGACGCCGGCGTCAAGGAACCAAATGCCAAAAGACGATCCCTCTCAGGAGCCTGCCAAGCTGGTCCAGCATAAGGACATCTTTCAGCAGATCCAAAAGTCTGTTACTTCTGGCTACGAAAGTCTCTTCCCCATAATAGGAAGAAACCGAGAACTTCGCGCCCATAAGATCTGGGTAGAGGATGATAAGGACCCTCACGACTACAAGGGCCAAGAATCCACCAAGCTCAACGGGGGTACCTGGGGTGTTCCCGTCTACGGAGACTTTGAGCTGGTAGACAAGGGTACAGGGCAGACGGTTGACCGGAAAGAAAGAGTCAAGTTTGCAACCCTGCCAAAACTGACCCCAAGGTACTCCTTTATCGTCAAAGGAAGTGAGTACCAGGTTTCCCACCAGATGCGGAGAAAACCTGGGGCTTACACCCGCATCGGAACTGATGGCAACATTGAGGCGATGTTTAACTCGAGCATCGGCTCCAACTTCAAAATGCTCCTTGACAAGGACTCTGGTAAGTTGCACCTGAACGTGGGTTCATCGAATACCAGACTCTATCCCATACTCAAGCACTTGGGCGTGAGTGAACAGGAAATGGTCGACCATTTTGGTCCTGAAGTCGTGGAGGTCAACAGGAGAGCTGTAGGTCATCCGGACAACGAGATTCGGGACGTATTAAAGCTCTACAAGAACCTTCATTTCAACAAGGAGCCTGAAAGCTTTGAGCATGCTGTAGAAGGTTTGAAGACTTACTTTCACGGGAACACGGCCTTTGATCCTGACGTCACCCACATCAACTTTGGAGAAGCGCACACGAACGCTAACCCGAAGCTTCTCCTGCTTGTGGGCAAGAAGCTGCTCAACATATCAAGAGGCACAGAGGAACCAGATGATCAGGAGTCTGTTATTTACAAGACTCTGCATGGAGTAGACGACTTTCTAAGAGAGCGAATCGGTCTTCGGTCCGAGAGACAAAGACTTCACAAGAAGGTCATGAACACCCTGGATCGAAGAGACTCGATCTCGGACATCATCAACCACCAGATCTTCACTCACCCTGTTGAGAGCCTCTTCACCCAGACCGAGCTTGCTAATCTGGAAGATCAGACAAACCCACTTTCGATGCTAGGCCGAGCCCACCAGGTAACGATCCATGGTCCTGGCGGAATCTCAGATGAGCACCAGGTCAGCACTGAAGCTCGAGGTGTTCATCCTTCGCATCTTGGGTTTCTTGACGTTCTTCAGACCCCTGAATCCCATCAAGTCGGGGCCGTCATGAGGCTTCCGCTCGGATCAGTAAAAGACGGAAATGTCTGGAAGACGGAGCTTGTCAACCACTCTACTGGACAACGGGAGCATCTCACTGCCAAGCAGGCACATGACCACACAGTGGCTTTTGCTGATGACTTCTACCCAAACAAGGATGGAAGCGTTAGACCAGTTGCTGCCAATGGTCTGGTCAGAGCACTACGTCAAGGGAAGTTCGTTGAAGTAAGACCTGATGAGGTGGATTACAGAATTCCAACGCCCAGGTCGATGTACGGGCTTTCGTCCAACATGTCCCCGTTCCTGTCCAGCAATTCAGGGAAGCGGGGAATCATGATGGCCAAGATGGCGGAGCAAGCTTTGCCCCTGGTCAATCGGGAAGTCCCGTTGGTTCAGGTTGTAGCGGGCCCTGGGGGGCAGACTTACGAGGCCTTGGTTGGCCAAGGATTCACAACCAGAGCACCAACCAATGGGACCGTGATTCATGTCGGAGACGGGGAGATTCATATCCAGTCAGGGGGGAAGGTTCACAAGGTTCAGTACTACGACAACTTCCCTCTGAACGCGAAGCACTTCTTTCATTCAGAGCCCACGGTAAAGCCTGGTGACGTGGTTCAGAAAGATCAATTGCTTGCCGAGCTTTCTCATACGCGAGACGGGGTTCTTTCATTAGGTGTCAATGCACGGGTTGGGTATCTCAACTACAAAGGCGTCAACATTGAAGACGGTCATGTTGTAAGAGAGGGCTTTGCCAGGGAGCAGTTGAAGTCCTCTCACCTGCACAAGGAAAGCTTTCTAGCAGGGGATAAAACACTTCTGGACGTGAAGAAGTTTCGTGCCCACCACCCGCTACATCTGACAGAAGAGCAGGCCAGGAAGCTGGATGACAGAGGCATTGTTCGAATCGGAGAGACTGTTCATCCAGGAGACACCGTCATCGCGGGTATGACCCCCAACGTGCCGAAGGTGGAGGACCAGGTCCTCAAGAACCTACACAGGTCTTTAGTGAAGCCTTGGAGCAATGCTGCAGTGACCTGGGACCACCATACCTCAGGCAAGGTCGTCAAGATTGGTCGACATGGAAAGAGAATTGATGTCTACGTGCGGACTGAGGAGCCACTGGTTGAAGCTGACAAGATTGTAGGTCGTTTTGCGAATAAGGGTGTTGTAGTAAAACTAATCCCAGACCACGAAATGCCACACACCGCTGATGGTCGTCCTCTTGATGTTCTCTTCAATCCGCACGGCCTTCCATCCCGACTGAACACCGGACAGATCCACGAAACCCTGGCTGGCAAGATTGCTGAGAAGACTGGAAAACCTTTTTTGGTAGAGAATTTCAAGGCGGGTCTGGACTACAAGAAGTGGATTGACGACGAACTCACCAAACACGGACTTTCAGACACTGAGGAAGTCTTTGACCCAACAGACGGTAGTTCCCTGGGTCAGATTCTGACGGGTCGTCAGTACATCATGAAGCTGGACCATTCGGTCTCCAAGAAGTTCAATACGAGAGACCGGGCCGGGTACACGATGGACAGGACTCCGGTTCGTGGATCAGACGAAGGGGCGCAGGCTATCGATCCTCTGACGTTGTATGGGATGCTCTCTCACAATGCTAGAACACTGATGTGGGAGCAGGCCGCGTTAAAGTGCTTAGTTGGACACATGAAGGTATGTACCGATCAGGGAGACTTGACCATTAGTAGGATCGTTCGAGGAAGACTTCCTGTTAAAGTGCTTTCTATGCAAAAAGACGGCACTTTTGCTTGGAGGAGGGTTGTTGACTATTTCAGGTACCGTACAGACCATGCTACTCGTCGGGTTGAGGTTACTTCTTCTGAGCTGCTAGACCTTGGGTACTCTACTGGGTACAATGAGGACCGCCATTTGGTTTGTACTCCAGAGCATAAGATCCTTACTCCCGTGGGAAAGGTCAGATCTGCAGATTTGTTTGTTGGTGACTTGGTTCTAGTTAAAGCAACTACGCCATCACCAACACAAGAAGCAGTCCTGGTAGGTACACTACTTGGTGACAGCTCTCTACGTCCAAGATCCCCACTAAGCTATATATCCATCTGTCACGGTGAAGACCAAATCCAGTACCTTTGTTGGAAAATGTCTTTGCTTTCCGGCCTGTTTGGAGAAAAAGCAATTGGTGTTTCCAAACCTGCGGGGTACGGAGTAAAGAATGGTAAACCTGTGTTCCATGCCAGAAGCATGTCGCTACCGTGGTTTGCTGAACTAGAAGAGCAGCTTTATTCCTCAGACTCACAGGATATCAAGTGGCTGCCAAAGTATAGAAAGCGAAGAAAGGTAATTACCAAAGCCTTCCTAGACCGGTTAGACCTTAGGTCTCTTGCGTTCTTTTATATGGATGATGGGTGCTCCTCTTATAAACGATCAACACTAAGAGGGAAAACCAAACGCTGGTATACCAACGACAAGCTTGCAGACGGCTATGTTGAGGTCAGGTTTTGTGTTGGGGAGATAACCCTAAAGGAGATTGACCTTCTTAGAAAAAGAATGGGGGAGATTATCGGGATTACTCCATCTGCACCAAAGTTCATAAACGGCGTCAGGCTAGCCTACATCGGGTATCGAGGAGCAGCTGCTTTAGAATTTCTTTTTGCTGTTGCGCCATATATACATCCTTCAATGTCCTACAAGATGAAGGCAGCTACGCCAAAGGTCCAAGAAGCGCTGCTTTTACTTGTTGGTTCCAAGATGAAGGAGCTTGAGTCTAAAGCTGAAGTTAGAGCATGCCAAGTCAGACTTACTTCAATTAAGCCGACTACAATTGGTAAACGCACCAGAGATGCCAAGTTTGTATACGACTTGGAAGTCGAGGAGACACATAACTACGTTTCCCAAGGCCTAATAGTAAGCAACTCAGAGCGGAACGATGACATCTGGAGGGCTATTCAGACAGGTTCTCCACTTCCTCCACCGAAGCCGACCTTCGTTTGGGACAAGTTCATGGCGCTGCTTCAAGGCATGGGCCTAGATGTAAAAAGGGAGGGCTCAAGACTCAAGCTCTTGCCTACTACAGACCAGCAAGTTCTTTCCAGATCAAAAGGTGCCATACGGCTGCCGTTTACACTCCGAGCCAAGGACCTGGCGCCTATGGAAGGTGGCCTCCTTGACCCGGAGCTAACTGGTGGAATTGGGGGATCGTCCTTCAATCACATCGAGCTTCACCAGCCGTTTCCTAACCCAGTCTTTGAAAAGCCGATCAAGGCAATTCTCGGGCTTACAGGCCCTCAGTTCGACAGCCTATTGGCTGGTACCTCTTCTGTTGTTGATGGACAGCTCGTGCCGCATGCCGGCGGAAAGGTGGCAGGTGAAGGCCTGCAGGAACTGCTTGCCAGGATCGACCCCAAGCTGCACCTGGACCAGACACTGGCTCAAGCAAAAACAGCTCGAGCCAATGACCTGGACAGGCTTAACAGGAAGGCCAGATACCTGAAGGCTCTGGTTGACAACGACATCCGCCCGGAAGCTGCTTACCTGAATTCAGTCATCCCAGTTGTGCCCCCAAAGTTCAGGCCAATCCACCCGATGGCGGATGGCTCTCTCTACACGGCAGATCTCAACTACATCTACAAGAACTTGATGATCGGGGCAGAACAGCTTGGTGAAGGAAAAGACATCCTTCCGCAGAAGCATCTGGCCCCGCTTCGCCAGGAGATTTACCATCACCTGAAGGGCCTGGCGGGCCTGGAGCCCCTGGCGTCAGCTCAGGACGGAAGAGAGTACCACGGGATATTAACGGACATCCGTGGCAAAGGAGCCCCGAAGGAGGGAATTTTCCAGTCCAAGCTCATTGGTAGAAGACAAGACCTCTCTGCTCGCTCCACAATTATCTCTGGCCCAGAACTAGGTCCACACGAAGTTGGCCTTCCCAGAGAGATGCTGAAGACCCTCTTCCGGCCATTCATTATCCGAAGACTTTTCGGAATGGGTGTACCCCCTCTTCGAGCCCAAGAGATGATTGATCAGGAAGACCCTGTTGCTGTGAAGGCCCTGGAACAAGAAGCCAAGGAACGTCCTGTGATTCTTGGAAGAGCGCCTAATCTTCACAAGTTCAGTGAACTGGCTTTTTACCCGGTGCCTGTGGACGGGCTGGCAATCAAAGTGCATCCGCTAGTTTTACCTGGAATGGGCGCCGATTTTGACGGCGACTCGGCGTCAATTCATGTCCCAGTAACTCCAGCTGGAGTAGCAGAATCCAAGCGTCTCCTGGCCACACACTCAGACAACCTCAGAAACCCAGGAACCGGAAAGCTCATGATTCTTCCCATGCGGGAGCATGTCCTGGGTCTGTACCGTCTGACCCTTCCGGGAGAGAAGACCAACCTCTCGTTCTCCAATTTTGGCGAAGCCAGAGAAGCCCTCAAGAAGAAGCAGATTCACTACAACGACGTGGTCAACATCGGGGGGCAGAAAACCTCAGTTGGCCGTGCTCTGGTCAACGCGCTTCTTCCAGAAGAACATCGCGATCATAACCGGGTCTTTGATTCCAGGGGTATCAGAGAGGTTGCTAGCAAGATTGCTAACACACATCCACATGATTTTGGTCGGATCATGAATGACCTGAAGGACCTGGGTGCCAACCATGCCTACAAGAGTGGAGCTACGATAACCTTCAAGGACCTTGAGCCCTTTCGAAAAGAGCGAGACCAGATCTTGGATGTTGCCAAGAAAAAGGTACGCTTGGCGAAGTTTGATGACCGACTGTCTGAAGACCAGAAGGAGCAGGCTACCATTGAGGCTTACACAGAAGCCTCCAAACAAATTGACCGTATGCTGCAGGAGAAGGTGCCGGCGTCCAACAGCCTGGCCGAGATGGTTCGCTCTGGATCAATTGGTTCATGGCAGCAGCTTCGTCAAGTCCTGGCTGCTCCAGTCCTCATGGAAGGGATGGGGGGCAAACCCATCCCGATTCCAGTAACCAAGTCCTACGCTGAGGGACTGTCCTCGGCTGAGTACTTCATCCAGAGCTTCGGTGCCAGGAAGGGTGCTGTTGACAAGTCCAAGCAGACATCAGTTCCTGGGTACTTCGCCAAGCAGCTGGTCAATTCCATGATCAACCTGGTTGCTGAGGATCACCCATCTGAAGATGAAGGTCCTGTCCCAGGAATCAAGCTTGGAATAGACGACCCTGACATCCACGATCGATATCTGGCTCAAGACGTTCGGGATGTAGCTAGTGCTGGAGAACTTATAACTCCAGACCTTCTCAGGAGAGCCAGAAACTCTGGGCATCAGGAGCTCGAGGTGCGTTCTCCGCTCACCAGTCTAGCTGCTCATGGTATCTACCCAAAAGACTACGGGCTGCTTCCGGGCGGGAAACCGATTTCTGCTGGGGATAACGTGGGCGTGATGGTGGCGCAGGCGATGAGTGAACCTGCCACACAAATGTCGTTCAAATTAGCGCACGGCGGAGGAGCCGTTGGAGCACAAACCCTTTCCGGTTTCCGAAGAATCGAGCAACTCTTCAACATCAACGAGAACCTACCTGGGCGAGGGGTCCTTTCTGAAGTTCCTGGTGTTGTTGAGTCCATCACGCCTGCTCCGACAGGTGGCCACGTTGTGGTGATCTCTGGGGTTCCTCATCGAGTTTCCTCAGGGCTGAACCTGAGCGTTAAGCCAGGGGATACAGTTGAGGTCGGGCAGGCTCTCTCTGATGGTATTACTCACCCCAGAGACCTGCTCCGGTTGAAGGGACTTAGACCTGCTCAGGACTATCTGGTAAACGAGATTCTCAAGGCTTACCATGAGCAGGGCTTCAAGCTGAAGCGGGTCATCGTTGAAGCCGCGGTCAGGTCAATGACAAATTTGACGCATATCACAGACCCGGGAGAGGACCCGGACTATGTTCCTGGAGACTATGCACCCATCTCGATGGTGGAGCACAAGAACCGCAACGGTGGAACCATCCGGCATACCCCTGTACTCAAGGGCATCCACAGCCTGCCGTTGTATCGAGACGAATGGGTTTCTAACTTGAACTTCGAAAACTTGAAGGAAACGATTCTCGAGGCTGCAGCCAAAGGTCGATCCGAGGACATCCATGGTTATAATCCATTGGTGGCTTACGCACATGGGTCTGAGTTCGGAAGAGTGCCTAAGCACGCAAAGAAAGGTGTTTATTGATGGACAATCTGAGCTGGTTGAAAGTTGCTGATGATGACCCAAGCTTTCGAAGTAGGTTTTCAGGGAAACTTGCTAACGCTCTGGACGACGTCAAGAGCTACTTGACATCAGGGTCTGGTTTAGCTCCTCTGATGAATTCAGACTTATCTGCGGGGGAGCGTATACAAAAGACATTTGCTGACTCGACGGCTGCTGGGAACCTGCTTCGAGATGCTGTGGAACGTAATCTACGTGCACAACCGGGAGCCTCAGGTATCTCGGACTTCCGTAGAACCCTACTTGGGCTTGCTAATCCTGAAACCATTGCTCAAGAACTGCCGTTTAAGAGTCTTGGGGGGGCTTTTTGGGGAGCACCTCAAGGGATGAGAGAATTCAATGACTTGTCAACAAGAAATATTATTGGAAATCTAGGAGCTACTCTTGGCTCGGGTAGCCTTACCACAGCAATTTCTGGTTCTCCTCTTGCCGGTCTGGCCTCCTCAGCCCTCCCACTTCTGGCAGCTCATCAAGGCTACAATCCAGCAGCAGCAGCTCTCATTGGACCTGCTGCAGCTGGGCTTGTCAGGCTCCTCACTCCGAAGCCAAAGCCTCGAGAAGACGAGGATGAGTACCAGCGTTGGCGAGAGCGTACTGGAAAGACCTCAAGCTTGAGACAAGACCCGTTTGCCTGGCTGTTTTCGAGGTAGCTCATGGCGTTCAAGCCAGACGTTGTTCTTCAGGGACATCAGGCCCGTATCGGGCAAAAGGTAGTAGCCAACAAGGGTACTGCGCTTCTGGGCTGGGCAATCGGCTCAGGTAAGACTCTCGGATCCCTGGCTGCTCATCATGCACTCAAAGACGCAGGCATGGGAAGCCGGTCTCTGATTGTTGTCCCAGCCAAGCTTCGACGTAACTTTGCTGACGACATCAAGAAGTTCACGGACGACAAGTACGTCATCTACGGGAACAAGGAAGAGCAGTCCTCTGGGCTTTACTCAGGAATTGATGACCCTATTCAGGAAGCAGACCACCACCTGGTCAGCTACGACCTTTTTCGGCAGGACCCCCACAAGTGGATTGAAAGGGTCAAGCCTGACACTCTGATTTTTGATGAGTTACATCGGGCCAAGAATGAGTATGGCGTGACCCATGAGGCCATTAAGAACGTCCGGCCCAAGGTCAAGAACGCCATAGGTTTGTCGGCCTCGTTCGTCGGAAATTCCCCTGCAGATGTGGTCGGAATCCTCAATGCCATAGTCCCGACCGAATCTCCTGGCTGGTTCTTCCCCAGGAAGCGTGAAGACTTCGAAAGAAAGTTCCTCGAGCCCGTCAAGGGTGGCTTCGAGCTGAAGAACCATGAAGAGCTGGGGCAGCTCCTTTCCAAGTTCGTGGATTACCATGGGCCAGGAGCCAAGGGCTACGGGCAACGAGGGGTAGTCCCGGAGAAGAGAATCCAGGAAGTCAAGGTTGAGATGTCTCCTCGCCAGGAACAGCTCATGAGGTATGTCTTTGACCAGCTCCCACCTCTTGTGAAGTGGAAGCTCAAGAAGAACGTAGAAGGACTCTCCGACAAGGAAATCCGACACGTCTTTTCCAAGATCACTGCAGCCCGGCAAGTATCGAATTCCATCCACACCCTGGACCCTTCCATCTCACCGATGCAAGCAGCTCGAGAGACACCAAAGGTCAGGAAGGTCCTGGACGATGTCGAGCAGCATCTGAAAGAGACTCCTGATGGACAGGTACTCCTTGTTAGCCACCTGATTCACGGTGGGGCTGACGTGCTTCATGCTGGTCTTGAAGACCGTGGCATCTCACATGGGATGTTCCTCGGGGCTGGAAGGCTTGGCCTCAAGGAAGAGGAAGCTCATCAAGCCGTAGCTGACTATAACGCCAAAAAGAAGAAAGTGCTGATCATTTCAGACGCCGGAGCCGAGGGGTTGAATCTTCCTGATACTACTTTCATTGGCGTTCTTGACGGACACTTCAACCCGGAGCGTATCAACCAAATTGAAGGGCGTGGTATTCGCACTGGAGGTCAGCCTCATCGGCCAGAAAATCAGCGAGAGGTAATGGTTCGCCGGTACATGACCTCCACTCCAGGAGGAATCAGGCGGATGCTCTCCAACTTTGCCAAGCGCCTGGTTCCTTTTGGGTTAGCTGGCAGCCCCGATAACACACGAGCAGTGGACCGCTGGATCTATGACGCAGCAAAGATGAAGGATGCAGCCAACACTAAGGTACGGCAAGCTCTGGCCAAGCTTGGTGAGGAACCACTGCTGAGAGCCCCAAACGAGGTTACTAAACAGCGTGAGAATGAGGCTGCTCTATATACCATGGAAACGGCCAGAAAGTTTCATGGGCTATCTCGAGACGTGGACGTAATTACCGCTGGACTAGCAGGCAAGCCAATCAGTCTTCCAAGTATGCCTGGTTTCTCCATCGGAGGTGGCCTACTTGGAGGAACCCTCCCGATAGCCGAAGCGGCTGCAGGGGAGGCTGGAGCCTATCTTGGAGACCCGAAGAGTTACTCGGGGAACTTCTTGGAAAATATCAAGAGGCAAACCTCCTGGCCAATGGTTTCAGGCGGATTAACTGCTGGCCTGATGGGACCAACTCCGTCGGGACTCGCTGCAGGCATCTACCCAAGCTTACGCGAAAACGCACATTGGGCAGAACCCCCGCTTATTGGGATGGCTGCGAAGCTAACGACATTGTACCCAGCTAAGACCTTACCAACACTTGTTGGTGCTGCCGGCCTTGAGCTAGGCGCCAGATTGTCTCCTTGGAATCGAGAAAACACTGGATTCTTGGACCAG